GCCCATCGTTCGAGACATGCGTCCGGATCCATCGTCTCCCTGCCTTTCCCCTCCCTAGTCGCGGCTCGCTTCGTGTCGAGCCGCGACTAGGAAGGCCTACCCCAACGGTAGGCCCCTAGCCTTTTTAGGCTCGTGCCAAGTCGCAACCCACCTTGCCACCCCTCACGAGCCACTCACCGATCGCACTTTCGGCGTCTCGCCGCACGGGGGTCGGCTGACCTTGGATGTAGCGCGTCCACCCCTGGGCGAAGTCTGACCGAACGAGCCGCGCGGGCTCGCGTCGCTCGCCGTAGAAAGCCTCGGTCAGACCCTTGACGTGCTCGGCGCTTCGCCCGGGGAGGACGCCCGCGAGCTCAGAGGACCGATCGCGAAGGAGGTACGACCAAAACCCGGGAATCGCGACGGCGAGGGGGACGGGGGGAGCCTCAATCTCGGCTTGTCGGTTGGTGCCCCAAGCCTCGCAGAGTGCCGAGATTGCCTTCGTCGCGCCGGTCAACATCTTGCCGATGTCGTACATGATGCGCCCGCGGTGCACGCGTTCGACGTCGCTGGAGGACGCGGTGTAGGTCGACGCGTTCAGGCATCGAAGGAGGAGGACCCCTCCCCCTCCACGGAAGGACGACGAGCCGTTGTCCTTGCTTCGGAACGAGACATAACCGGAGAAGGCCTCCCCTACGGCTTGCTCCTCTACCGGCGTGGGGGTCCACACATCCGCCCGAAGCTCCCACGCGGTAGACTCGGGGTCGTACGAGTACGAGCCCTTGGCATCGCTTGGGAGGTCATGGAGGATGCGCCCGAGGACCGCGGGGGCATCGGCCGGCGTATACGCGGGCGAGACGCACGCAAAGATGTCGTTCGGCTCGCGTCGCGTACGGAGCTTCAGTTTCGTGTCTCCCGCACGATCGAGCTCATACCGAAGGGTGTCCGCGATTCGTCCCTTGTCCGCGGCTCGAAGCGTACGATTCTCGTCGCCAGGATGGGCCGCGATTCGGTCTCGGAGCCCCAGCACGTAACCGAGGGCAGGAGACTCGGAGCGGGCCAACATCCCACGGATTGCGTACTCCGTGAGACGGTGCCCGAAAACGGTCAGCTTGTCATCCAGCGCCTTGGCTAGCTCGCGAGCCGTCACTACGCGGTCCTCGCGGGACTCTCCGACGACGACTTGGGTCAGGGCGTGGCACGCGTCGCGCGCCGGCATCGACGCGTGATGGTCGGCCATGCGTTGCGCCTGGTAGTCGTATCCTTCGCGGGCCATGCGCGTACCCGTCGCGTAGAGTTGCTCCGACGCGTCGACGTGAATACCGTTCTTCGCGAGGGTCGCGTGCTGGGCCTCGATGCGAGTCTTCGCCGTCTCGTCCGTGACTTGGTGAGTCCACGTGGAGACGGCTTTCGTCGTCGGCATCGTCGCTCGGTTCTCGCACACCAGGCGCGTAACCTCGGGGCTAGACCCCTCCTCGGCTGCAACGAAGCGAGCCGCATCATCGATGACCGACGCAACCGAAGGTTCCGACGGAGCCTTCCCGTCTACCAGGATGAATCGCGCACCGTCGTGGATCGTGAGGGGGCCTAGGGTCTGCAAGCGCTCGCACACCGCGAGCATGTCCGGGGCCTCGCAAGACTCGGAAGTGTTGCCAGCTTGGATGGTAAACATGGGGTCCTCTGCTACCAGGGCGGGGAAGCCGTACGTCTAGGCACCGAAGGGAGCCAGAAAAGCGGGCCGCGCTGGTGATACGAACGTAGTCCCACTATGGGAAAACGTCAACTGGGTCTTTTTTGACCGGGCCCCGCCACAAGGGGTCACCCGAACGGAGACGGGTCGCCATAGACCCTCCACGACGACTTAGGTGAGTCACCACAGACCCCCAGCAGGAGGGTCAAAATCTACTCGTGAACGCTTGGGGGAGGGTCAATTTTGACCTGGGAACATCTGATCAGGCCCACAGACGGCCATAATGCACCACAAGATGGGACACTTAGCGGTGTAAAGGTCCACGAGTCTCCACAAAAACCCGCATTCGCGGGCGCATCACTACACGGGTCCAGAAGCCGATCGAAAAGCTCCACGCGGGAAGGTGTCCTACGGGCCGATCCAGCGTTTTTAGACGAATGCAACAAATTTCGTCGGCAAGGCGAACTTTTGTAGCGACGCGTCCGTCGTTCACCGCGACGATTCGCGGTCGCGCGAGGGCGCCTGCGTGGCGCGTAGAGGGCCGTACGGGGCTATTTCGTGAGGGGGGCGAGGTTTCGAACGCTCTCGAGCCACGATGCGCCGGAGGCTCCTGGGGCCGCTGGCGACCGTTCTGGCGGGACCGGAACGGTTGAGCCGAGGGAGCTCGCGATGGGCGCCGCGGCATTCCCCTCGAAAAGGCTCGCGGGACGCACGTAGTCCCGGAGGAGTACATTCGCGTCGCGGTGTCTCGTCTGGCGCATGATTGCTTCGAGAGGCTGTTTTGCCAGGGCCGCCGCGGTTGCAAAGCCGGAGCGCAAGGAATGTCCGGCCACGCGGAAGGGGTCCAAACCCACCTTTTTCGCGGCTTTTTTGACGATTCTCGCCACGTCTTCCCCCGTAAGCGCGTTGCCTCGAATGGGTCGCCCCCCGCCTCGGAGCGAGCAAAACAGCGGATTTTCTGGGGCTCCACTCGCGGCTTTCAGCCATGCGGCGATAGCAGCGACCGGGCAATAGGGCGGATTTCCCCGCGGAATCCCCACCCATTGCCCCTCGCCGCGCTGGTCTGTCTTCGATCGGACGATCTTTACCCGGAGGCCTTCGGGGAATTCTTCGACGTCCCCCACACGAAAAGCCGCTATTTCACTGCGCCGGAAAGCTCCGAACCATCCGACCAGCAGAATCGCCCGATTGCGAATAGCTCCGAAGTCGTTCCCCTGGAGGGCGTCGACCATCCTGGAGAGCTCTTCGGGCGAAATGGGAGCTTTTCGCTTCTTTTCGCCTGCTTTCGAACGTTTCCATCCCTCGAGAATTCCGCGCACCCCTCGGCTGATCTCCCATCCGTCGACGTTTTTCTCTGCGAGAGCGGCGATCGTGATTTGCGCGAGGCTCAAAGACAGCCCGCTCTGTTCGAGGTGGCTCAGATACCGGGCAAGAACATCCATTTCGGTCGGAAAAGAAGCCTCTCCGCGCGCTTCGCACCATCCTGCGAAGCGCTTTCGAGCTTTGGCGTAGGCGCGTCGGGTGTTTTCGGATTGGCGCTGGTCGTAGAGGCGCTTGGCACCTTCGAGTTCAGCGACGATTTCCCCCGAGAGCTCTGCGCTGGGGAGGGTGACGAGCTGCATGGGTAAGGAAGCTTACCCTGAATAGGTGAAGGCCTCCAGGGTCATGGGCCGACCGCTCGCGCGGGGGTGGGAACGACCCGCTTTCGCTCGACGTCGGCGTAGGACGCGTTTTCTTGCCCGTGGGACGCCTGGGGGTGCAGAATAGCTCCGGAGCCCATGAGACCCGCTGTCGCTGCCGTGTTTGCCACCTTCACGACGACCTTCGAAGGGCGAACGAGTTGGTTTTACCTTGACGTGAAGGGCCTCGTAACCACAGGCGTCGGGAACCTTTGTGATCCGATTGCTTTCGCGATAGGTCTCCCCTGGCAAATCGGCGGGTACGCCGCAACCGAGCAAGAAATCGTGGCGGCTTGGACTCTCGTGAAATCTCGGCAGGACCTGAAAGAGGCCGGGGGTGGCGCTTTCGCCTCGCTCACCAACCTTCGACTCTCCGACAGCGCGATCGACAACCTCGTCGCCTCGAAGGCGGCTTCCAACGAGATCATTTTGCGCCGCTATTTCCCGAACTACGATGACTTGCCCGCAGACGCGCAACTCGGCATCCTCTCGATGGCTTGGGCACTCGGGCCCGCGTTCTCCCCCGGGTGGCCGAAGTTTACGGCGGCGCTCAACTCTGGCGACTTCTCCACGTGCGCGGGGGAGTGCGTCATCCCCTCGGTCGGCAATCCTGGGCTCGTGCCGAGGAATGATGCGAACGTCGCCCTTTTCGAGAGCGCAGCGTCGGGGGCGGACCCAGACGTGGTGCACTGGCCCCCCTCGTGAAAGGCGAACGAACCATGAACCGAAGAGAAGTTCTCGCGACGATTCCTCTCACGGCGCTTGCTGTTCTTCCGATGGCCGGATGTCAGATTGCGCCCGCGGCAAGCGATGGAGTACCTACGCGGGTACCCGTCATCGTTCGCTGTACCGGATCCGGCTTTCACATCGATCGATGCTCGCCCGAGGAAGCCCAAGCTTGGATCGAGGTGGTCGATCAGGTCGATCGGCAACTCGTCGCCGCTCTCCGGTTGAAGCCTTCGATCGAACGCGTCGGACCCGTTACCATGAAGTGCAGAAACTGCGGCGGAACGAACGACGGTCGCGACTTTCACGTGGAGCACCTTCCCGGATGTCCGACGGTAGGGGCGCAGGCGTGACCGGACCTGTTGGCTATCTGAAGGTCGTCTCGCCTCACGGGAAGACCTCTCCCTTCGACGTCTTCCCGTTCCGAGACGACTTCGAAGACGAACGGAAAGCGCGTACCGCGGCCGAGGTCCGTGCGAGGACCGTGCACGGCAAGGTCGTCTCGTGGGGACCTTTCGCGGGAGTGCCTGTGGTAGGAGACTCGCCGTGACCTACGCCGCTGCCCTCGCCGTTGTCGGAGCTCTCGTCTACGCTTTCTCCACGAACGCGAAGATCCAAGAGCTCGGACGTATCCTCTTCTTCGTGGCGCTCTTCTGGCTCGTGTCGGAGATCGCTGCGCACCCTCTACGGTTCGGATGACGCAGCGTATTCGAGATCTCGTGAACCTCGCAACCGATCCGGGCGCGAGCTTCGCAGAGGCGCGCACCGCGGCGATGATCGCGTGCAAGGAAATCAAGCGGCAGGGCTTCGGCGTGCTCGAAACCATGCATGATCCTCGTGCGTTTTTGCCGGCGCCGCCGGCTATTCAAGCACCTTTGCCACGAGTGCGAGGCGTCGGTCGTTCGCCGTTTCCCATGTTGACACACGCGGAGGGAGAGCACCGTCCAGGCGTGCACGAAGTCAACCTCGACTTTCGAGACGAGGAGCCTGGGAAGCGGAAGGAATTCGCTTTCCCGCAAGGTCTCTGGACGCCTTCTCGTTGACATCTGACGAGGTCATGTTCATTTTGGGGGCGTGATGCTGATGCAGCGAGTCGCCTGACCGGCGCACGGCTGAAGAAGCCGTCAGTCACGAAGCCCACCTCACGCATTACGTCATCATCCGGCGCGACCTCCCCCTCGGGGTCCTCGGCGCTAACATCGTCCACGCGGCTGGCGAGAGCAGTCCCGGGAACCTTCCTGACGGGACCTTCGCCGTCTGCCTCATGGTGCCGACGGAGGACGCGCTTCGAGCTGTCTGCGCTCGTTTGAAGCTCGCGCGGGTCGAGTATCGGCGCATCGTCGAGACGGAGGGTCCGCATGCCGGGCAGCTCATGGCGCTTGGGCTCGTACCTCGGAGAAAGGAGGACGTGCGGCGATTTGTATCGTCGCTCCCCTTGCTTCGATAGTCGCGTACGCCCCGGTAGCTCAGTGCAGAGCAAGCGGTTTCTAACCGCGAGGTCGGCCGTTCAACTCGGTCCCGGGGCTCATTCCGAGGTAGCTCATCGGCAGAGCACCAGCGGGCCGCTTGCGGTGCGTTGGAGGAAGATGGTTCAATTCCATCCCTCGGAGCTCAGCGCCCTTAGCTCAGGTTGGTAGAGCAGAGAGCTTGCATAACTCTCAGGGCGTCGGTTCAAATCCGACAGGGCGCGCCAAATCATACCCCGTATGTTTCGTGCTGGACGTCGCGACCGTTTGGTGATACGTACCGGATGAACGCGAAGCGCCCACCCAGACTCGCTCACACGCAAGCTCAATCTGGCTGAGCATTCGATTAAGGATCGAACTGTTACAGGTTCAAATCCTGTGCGCCCCGTGAGGGGTTTCCAGCGAGCCGCCTCGGACGTTTCGCGTTTTTCCTCCGATGAACAAGCAGCCCTTCTATCACCGCATGGATGTAATGTTCACGGCTACGGAGGACCTCACCTTCTCGATGAACAGGGCGAAGTTCTTGAAAGAGCTGGCGACATTCCTTCAAACGCGCCTAAGTCGGAAGGTACTCAAGAATACCGTTCAATTTGACGGCATACCGGATGCCGAGCCGGGGGATCCGCACGATTTGGTTGGGGAGTAAACCCCGCCACAAGACCCGGTAGGTCTGCGGACTCTTATAAGGTCCTCGGCTCGGTTCAACTCCGAGGTGGCGGACACAAAAAACAAGGCCCTCACCCTCGAAAGGTGAGGGCCTGCGCCGCGCCACCGAAGCCAAGCCGGTAGGTTCCGCGGAACCCTTCCGTGACGCGGGGATATCAGGGAACGTCGTTGTTGTTCGCGTTCAGAATAAATCGGGACTGCGTGTCGAGGTTCTGAATCGCCGCCGTCGCGGGACTGTTGGCACCGAGAAGCGCTTGGAGAGCCGCGGGGGTGAACGCTCCGGTGTACTGCACGGGAACGCCGGCCGTGTTCGTCGAGAACTGCGTCGCTCCTGCGCCGGTCGTTGCGCCGTCGATGTGAATTGCGGTCCCTGTGCTTGGAAGAGCTGTAGCAGCCGTAACCGCTCCTTGGTTCACGATACGTAGAGCTCCACCGCTCGAGATCGAAATGGTGAGGGTCGCTCCCGAGTAAGATGCCGTAGCGTACGACACGCGGGGGTTTCGCGCATTGGCGGAGATCCACACGTTCCCACCGATCGAGAGCGTATTGCCAGGGGTGTTCTGGCAAGCACCGATGACGAGTGCACCGCCGTATGCGACCGCTGGAGCGGTCGTGCACACCGTGAACCCATCGAGGAGCATCGGCTTTGCGCCCGCCGGGCCGACAACCGAAATTGGATTCTCGAAGGGACCCCCCACCGATCCGCCGTACACCTGGAAGGAGAACGTCTTGAGACCGCCGACGAGGTTACAGTTGTAGGCGCTATCGGTATTGTAGCTGCCCTGGTTGATCTCAGCATCGATTCTGGCTTGCTGAGAATTGGTGCTGACCGCGTTGAAATTCGAGTCCCCCGCGAGCGAAGGATCGAGATACGAGACAGCCCAGAGGTTTTGCAGGAAAAGACCGTTGTTGATTCCCGGAGGGGGAAATTCCGTCGCCTGATTGAGGGCGGCTTCGATGATAAAAACGCGGGTGGGCTGAAGGATCTTGATCGCGTCTCCGGGCGAGATCGCCGTGAGCGCGGGCGCTACCGGAGGAAATGGAGTTCCCGTCGCCATGGGAGGCGAGATGGTTGCAGAGGTCCCCGCTTCAGCCAAAATCCAGAACGTAGCCCCCGCCGTCGTATCTTGGATCATGAGCTGATCGTAGGGAACGAAGCTCGCGATGGCCGTTCCGGTGATCGTGTCCAGCGCGCCTGTCATCGGGTTGCGCGCGGTGTACGTTCCGAGCGTGTCGGTCGCCACCTGATTGAGCGTGCCGACGATGAAGAGACTCGACTCCAAGAGAACGGGCGTGATGTTGATCGGGTCGAGGTACGCGGGGGCCGCCATGTAGTTGGGCGTGGCCGGAGTCCCCGTATAGGGAGTCGTAAGAAGACCCGCGGTACTTCCCTTGGGGATCGCGTTCGCCAAGACGTAGGGCGTGCCAGGCTGGTTGACGCCCGCGCCGCCACCCGAGGAGAAGTAGACCTGTGTCCCCGCCGGCAGCGTGTAGGGCGCGGGAGCCGACAGCGTGAAGTTCGCGCTTCCATTCGTGAGCGAGCTCAGCGATACGCCGTAGCCGAAGGGGTTCTGATCGGAGAGAAAGGTGATCGTGGTGTTCTGCGCGAGGACGGGAGAGCTACTCCCCCAGCGCAGAACGATCTCCCGGAACGTCAAGAGCGGAACGGCAGCGGTGAGCCCGCTGTTCGAATCGCTCGCGTTCCCAGTGACGTTCGCGGGATCCACGAACCACGTGGGTTGCGTAAGGCTTTCGCCTATTTGCCCCTCGCTCGCCAGAACCGCTCTAGCAAGAGCCTCTTCTGCCATCAGCCGAGTGATATTTTCGAAATCTCGCATGGGGTAACCCTCTGGATTCTTAGACGTTTACCGTCGGTGTGGTGTCCGGAACGGTTGGCGTGCTCGCCAGACTATCAGAAATGGGAGCCGTTGCGTTTTTTGAATAAACCCAGGCCATGAGGCCGACTACAGCGACCCCTCCGATGACGAGGAGCGTCTTGGTCGAGTCGTCGATCGTGATCCGGGATGAGTAGGTGAGGGCCTGTTTACTCATAGCCCACCTGATCTTCAGGCTCTTGCGAGTTCAGGGGTGCCTCGTTCTCGAGGACGGGTTGCCCTCCGATCGCTTGATTCAGCGCTTCTTGAGCGTTCGCGAGAACAACCGCGCCCGTCGAGGTCACCTTTTGGTAGATGAGGTACCCCACGACGCCGACGACGAGTGCGGTCAGACCGAGGAGAATCGCGTCCTGCTCGATGTCGACGGCGAAGGATTCGTTACGACGAGCGTATCGTCGACCAAGCCGTCTCTGACGGGCTCGACGTTTCTGAACGCAGATCGGGCACCTGTCGTAGGGGGTTAAGGCTCTAGTAGCCATGTTCCTCCCACCAACCCTACCGCGAATCCTGCGATCCCAAGCATCACCTCCGGCGCATCGACAGCGAGATGTTGCGCAGGGTATCCGGCGTCCGGATTGTACTCGTCGACGTGCGTGATCGCGTAGGTGTTGTCGCCGTAGACCAAGAGGTGACGAGAGAAGTAAGGCACGTTCTCTCGATATTGCGCGACGACGCCAGGGTAGGGGAAGGCGTAGCGCGCTCGCGAGAAGGTTCCGCCGTCAGGAGTGCGGATGGTATGCGGAAAACCGCCGCCTCCTCCGCCGAAGGAACCCCTTTGCGGCGCAATAGCGACGCGACCGAGGCCCAGGGGCGACCCCAGGGGCGACCCCAGGGGCGACCCCAGGGGCGACCCCAGAGGCGACCCCGTAGGCTTCTGCGGCCACGGCATCGTTTTCAGCGTCGTCGTACTCTTTTTCGCAGCGGTCGCCGCGAAGAGAGCCGCCAGACCTAGAAGCGCGCCGAGCATCAGAGGACCGCCGCCGCGCTCGCGAGAGCGGAAGTGTCTTCGAGCTCTGAGGTGTCGTCCGAAGTCGCTGGGGTCAAGGCTTCTGCGACGAGAACCACGCCGAGACCGATTAGCGCGATAGCCGCAATCCCTCCGATGATTAGCTCCCCGTCCGTGGGCTTCATGTCTGAGTCTCTTCCGGAAGGAGTCCCTCTTGCCTCTGGTAGACGTAAAGTCCGACGGCCGCTACGAGCACGACTCCGAGGCCGATGCGAAGCCAATCGTCCGAGTCGAGAGGATTCCGCGCGTGGTAGGGCAGTTTCCCGTGCGGGATCTTCTCCCAACGCTTCGCAATCCTTGGGTGGTACATGTGCATGTACCTCCGCTGTGCTTCGGATTTGAAGGGGTTACGCCGCATCGACCTAAGGAGCCTCGCGTTGCTGCGGTTAGGTCCCAGGAGGCGAGGCCGAAGGAGCACTCGCAGCCGATCCCGCAACTGGATATCCGTTGATCGTCGGATTGCCGTACGCATCCGTGCCGAGTACGGGCGCTGCGGGTTGGTTGTAGTGCTGGTAAATAAGGTACCCGCCGATGCCGACGACCGCGAGGGTGACGAGGCCTCCGACGATTAGCTCGGTGTCCGTAACCGGATTTTCGCGGGAATGGTGCCTTCGGACATGATGCCTACGACGTCGACGGGCCATAAGGGTCTCCTTGAGGAGGTCGTGCCCCTACATGGGGCGGATCTCGTCCGAGCCTACCCTAGATGGTGGGAATCCTCAACATTTCATGACGATCCGAGGTTTTCGCAGGTTTCCCACGCGGGAACTTAATCGAGAGCTATTTGCACCCGATCCCCCGGAACAACCCCATGACGCTCCGCCCATCCGCCGTTGACCTCGAGAACCGCGGAGGAAAGTCGGCCGACCTTGTGCACCTCGATGTCGTAGGGCTGAAGCGTGAGGATGCCGACGACGCGGTTGAAGTCGATGAAAAGGCAATCGAGCGGAATCCTCGTATTTCTCATGTAGAAACCGTGATCTCCACGCACGCCGAACCAGAAGAGCATCCCTTCGTCCTCGGGAAGGGAAGGGATTCCGGAGAGCCCTTTGGCCTGCTCTTCGGGCTTGTCAACGATTCGGACGCCCACGCTCACCACAGGTCCGTTGGTGGGAACGAAAATGACGTGACCGGGGGAGCTCATGGTTTCTTGAATGAAGATGCGGGGGAGCTCACTTCCGCCCTCGTCTCGAACGCTTCTGAGCCACCTTCCGAGCCGTCTTGACCCTCTCGAGGCCTCCAGAGAGTTTCCCCTCCACCCTTTCCAAGGCATCGTCGACAGCGTAGCCGACCATGTTCGTGACAACCTCGCCGACCTGATGAAGAAAGCCCTTGAAGGCATCCTGGGCCGCTTTTTCAACAGGAGGAGGAAGACGGGGCATCTTACTGGGCAACGTGAAGCCCTAGGTTGTTCGCGCGTTCTTCGAGCTTGAGCTTTTCGGTCGTGAAGATCGCCATGCGAGTCTGATCGGGGTTTTTGACAGCCGAGAGATTTACCCAGAGAGCGTCATCCGGCATCACCAAAACGTCAAGGACCCACGGATAGGTCACGAACCCCATGTGAGGGCGCGGAAGACCGCCGGGACCTTCAACGATCGTGAAAGGCATCTGAAGCTTCTGGAGGGACGTAAGCTTTCGCGTTGGGCCTTCCGGACCCTGAGAACGCTTCCCCACGAACCACTCCCCTCCCCAGAGAACCATCCACCATTCCTGGAGATCGACGGTCTTCGCCGCCTCGAGACGAAGCGCTTGCATTCGGTCGATCATGACGCCTTCGCCTGCTCTGCGTAACGCTCTTCTGTCACGGCTCCCAAAAGTGCCGCCTCGAAGGAAGCGAGCTGCATATGCACGAGAGGATTGTACGTCCTCGTACCCCCTTCGGCGATCTCCTTGAGGAGCTTCCAGTCCGCGTCTTCGAAACGCATCCACTCTCCTGGGGCCTTTTGGAATTCCGGAAGTACCTTCTGAAGCCGCGGAAGGTTTGTCTTCGGAGCGAGCCACTTCGGATCGTCGAGCCAGCAAAAGCAGGCGTACTGAAAGAAGCTCACGGACTCTCCGGGCTTCTTGGTGATGAGGTCTTGAAGGACGATGTTCTGGGGAACCTGGGCGTAACGCATCCGGACTTTCTACCATGTCGTAATACGGACGTCAAGCGCACTCATGGAGCGCTATGATGAGGGGTATCGCCCGTGATCTTGGCACCTACGAGAGCTCCGACACCTCCAGCGATCAAGAGAATCAAAACGCCTACGAAAATTTCGAGGCTTCGCTTCTTAAGACCTCGCCATGTCTTGAGCTCGCTTCGCTGCGCGAGCCGGCGGAAGGTTTCCTCTTCTCGACGGGCCAGCTCGATATCTTTAATGAGATGGAGACCGCTCGGGCTTTCTTTCCATCCCGTTCGAAATTCTCGAGATTCGAGGATCTCCACCCGATCATCGAGGGACCCGATTCGACCCAAGAGGTCCTGATGCCGACGGTCGTCCTTCTTCTCGTGATCGGCGAAGGCCTCGAGAAGACGGTCCGCTATCTGCCCGAAGGACTCTTTGTGCACGCGAAGGGATTCCCGATCGCGCTCGGCGAGTTCCTTCTGCCGTTTCGCTTCGGAGCGGCGTTGCTCCTCAAGAAATCTCTCAAGAAGCCCTTGGATGTCGCTGTCTCGCTCGCCCATGATGCTCCAAGGTAACGCAGCCGTCGTCATGTGGCCCCTCCCTCTACTTCGCCGTGATTCCGTTGCTCCCGTTCGCCTTGACGAAGAAGATTTGCGTTCCCGCGGAGACCGCGGACGTGTTCAAGAGCAACGTGGCGGTCCCCGACTGTACCGTGACGCTGTTTCCCGCGTAGGTCACGTTGCTGAGGTCCAAGAGCCAGATTCCAGAGACGTTCGGAAAGACGATGGTCACGGCTCCGGTGAGCGTGACCGTGCTCGCCACGAGGGTTGGGAATTGGTACTCCGGCTGCGTGAGCGTCGTAGTCCCCGTTGCGGCAAGCGCGAAGGTGTCCGGAACCCACTGCATACCGTTCGGACCGATCGTGAACTGGACCGGGCCTCCCGTGCCTCCCGTTCCGATCTCCACGGTGCCGTTCAGGCCTCCCGATCCTCCCGAGCCCGAGAAGAGCCCGAGGGTTCCTCCGTTCGTTCCGGCTGCGGTCGTCGACTGCGCCTGAACAAATAGCGTGGTCCCCGCGACGGTCGAAGTCGGAAACTGTCCGATGAAAGGCGTCGGAACGAAGGATGGAAAGCCAAAGGCGTTTCCAGCAAGAATGAGCCCTTGTCCGCTCGAGACGGCGCTTGCGTAGAGAGCCACTCCACCCGCGGGAAGGGTCGTAGGATTCGTTGTGGCGTCGTTCAGACCAAGGACGCCCGTACCTCCCCCAAAGGCCGGAGTCGTTCCGATCTGAAAACCGTTGGCCGTAGCGAGCGCGATCGTGACGCCGCTTCCGCCCACTTGAAGCTTGAGCTCTCCGCCGACGATCGCATTCAGAAGAGTGTTGGTGCCGTCGAAGGCGACCGCGTAGTGGTCCGTGACACCTTCACCCGTGAAGGTGTTGGCGTACCCGAGCGTAAGCGCGGTCCAATGAGTGGAGTTGCCGATTGCTCCGAGACAATAGCCGGTACCGTTCGCGTTATTGAGGTACCCAGTAATCGTCCCGTTCAGAGCTCCGGAACCGAACGTCGTTGCTCCGTTCTGCGCGGAGACGACCGTAAGCGCTTGACTCCCCGAACCCGGACCCGCGGTACCATCTCCTGTAAGCTGAGTGATACCGGCCGAAACGGCCGTGAAAGCCCACGCCGCTCCCGTCCAGTTCAGAAAACCTGTCGAAAGCGCAGGAAGGGCATGGGAAAGAATCCCCACGACCTCGGCAGCTTGGTTTCCGCTTCCGGGTCCCGCAGTCACGTCGCTCGAGAGCTGAGTGATTCCTCCAACAATGGGAGTAAATGCCCACTGCGTTCCCGTCCAATTAAGATAGCCGGGAACGAGAAAAGGAAGTGGTTCCGAAAGAATCCCTACGACCTCTGCGACCTGAGAGCCCACGCCAGGGCCCGCCGTCACATCTCCCGTGAGCTGCGTAATGCCCCCGCCTCCACCCGAAGACATCGGGCGAAACATCGCCTCCATGGCGAGGCGTTCGACGTCCGTGAAGCGATTCGAATTGGTGTGGTTCACGAGCTTTTCCTAGCGTTTGCGAGATACGCGATTCCTGCGATCCCAGCGATGATCGCTAGGCCTCCGACGACAAGAAGTCCCGTCGAGGACCCCGCCGTCCCCGCAGATGTTACGGTCGGTGATGTGACGGTCTGCGCTGTCACGGTTGGTGATGTCGCGGTAGGGACCGTTACGGTCGGCGTCGCCGGAGGGTAGACCGCGATCGGTTTAGGCGTCGGAGTGACCGGAGCCGGCGGGAGAACGGGAGGCGGCAACGTCTGCGTGGGCGGAAATGCCATCGGAGGTAATCCCGTACCTCGTACCAGACACGGACAAGCGCCGAGGCCGATATGTCCCGCGTGCGCAGGAAAGATGAATTCGTCTTTCATCTCACCGACCCGTATGCTTCTTGTGCGCGTAGTACGCGACCCCTACGAGCCCAGCGAGGACCGCGAAGCCTCCCACGATCAGGGGAAGATTGCTCGTTCCGCCGCCCGTGAGACTCGAGAAGACTCCCCCCGATGACCCCGAGGATCCGCCGCCTGAGGATCCTCCGCCCGAGTAGATCGGCGAGCCTCCCCCACCCGACGTGAGGGTGCTCTGACCTCCCGTGTCGAGGAGGCTTCCTCCGCTCGTGACGTCGCCAGCATCGCCCCCTTCGTCAGAGCCCGTGATGCCCGCCGCCGGACCAAGCGTGCCTTGACCGAAACCCATCAACCGCAAATCGAACACTTGCACGGATCACCTCTTGCTGAGCGCGTAGGCCAACCCAAACCCCGCAGCAACGGAAACCAATCCGATCGTCAAAGGAACTGCCCAAGCCGTGACGGCATCGGTGGCGACCTGCGTGGTAGACGAGCCGTTTTGCCCGAAACCGACGGGAAACGAAGACCATCCAGGGATAGGAATTCCCTGACACCCTTGGAGCTCGAGAGCCGAACAGGGGCAGGCTCCTCCACACGTGCCGCAGAAGCTACCTCCACAAGGACCCCCGCAGTTCCCACAAAACTTCTCTTCGACGCTGGGGCAGCCGCAGGACCCTCCCGTTTGAGCGCACTTGTCGCAGCATGCGCCTACGCCTACGGGGGGACGGTAAAGGGTGGTCATTGGGTAGCTCCTGGCGGCAAACCTGGAGTGCCCCCTCTTGGCGGAGTGCCTCCAGACGGGGGGAGACCCGGCGTGCCGCCCTTGGTGCCTGGCGGAGTCCCTCCGCCCGGAGGCGCGGTACCCGGAGGCGTACCGCCAGAAGGACCTCCTGGTGTGCCTCCTGGAGGCGCCCCGGGAGGGCCACCCGGCGGAGAAATCCAGCCCCCGTAACGAGTCACCGCTGATTCGCCGCAACTCGTCTCGTACCCGCTCTGGCGCATTTCGTTGTCCCCCGTCTGCGTCGTGTCGCGCGTGACCCGGTCTCCCGTTGCCGCCGAACGGTAGGTCTTCGGCATTCCTGACGGCGCCCAGTCCTCGATCTCGAAAATCAGAGACCCCGCGATGCGACCGTACTTCGGAGGCGTGTTTACGCCCTGGAAGTTTTGAAGAAACGAATCCTCAGGTGTGACCCCCTCGGTCGTAAGCAGGGTCGGCATCGCGGTAGGGTTGGGCCTCGTTGCCGGGTTCGTCTGCTGGACGCTCGCGTAGAAAGCGATGTCGCACGGACCTCGGATGTCGAGGTCCGTCTCCGACGGGTGACTCCACTTGGTGCATCGGAGGTCGAAGAATCTACCGAGCTCCGGAACGAGGACCACTCCAGGAAACCTTCCGCCCCGAGGAGGCGTGATGAGCGGCCCGTTGACGGTCGGAACGATGGTCTCGAAGAGCTGGGAAGGCGTGCTCCCCGTACGAAACGCGAGCCCGTCCGCCTGAAGCGCGTTCGTGAGGTAGTGGTTGTTCGGAGGAATGCGACGGATGCCCCAGAGGACGTTGCCGTCGACGAATTTCCACGTCGGCGTGACAACCGGACGCTCGACGGGAAAAAGAGAAGCTCCCGGACCCACGCCGACCGCTTCGTACGCGATGATCGTGAGATACTGACGGAAGCCGACGAGCCTCGCGCGCTCGTGCGCGCCGAAGGACTTCCTCGCGAGGAGGAAGAGCTGTCGAAGGTTCGGCGCGGTCGCGAGCGCATTCGTCCCGATCCAGAGACCGAGGTCGTACGCGCCCCCCTCGGGGGCGGAACCTACGAGCTGAAGGTTCGGGTTGAGCCCGACGGTGACAATCTCGACCCTTCGGCCGCGTTTTCGGGTGAGGCTCACGTGCGGGCCTCCCGGGCGATCGAGTGGAAGAGAGAGATTTTCAAGAGGGCCTCAAGCCCTCACGGGCACTCGAGCTGCTTCGTGGGGAGGCAGAACCCCATCTCCCGAAGCTTCTTCGCGGCGACGTCGACCGAGATTTCATCTACGGTGTGATCAAGAAACTGCCACCCATTAAAGGTCAGGGTGACATTATAGGGAGGGCCGTTCGGAGAGACGCTCGGGGGAGCTACGACAAGCTCCATGAACACCTGGATGCTCTGCTGTTTGTAGAGCGGCCACCCCGCAGACCACCGCGAGGACATCACATTCACGAAGTTTTCGAGCGGCGTGAAGTTCGGCGAGACGAGGTACCGAGGGCCTCCCTGCACGATGACTTGGACGTTCACGCCCGTACTGAACTTCAGGTAGTACAGGTACTGCGTCTGGAAGATGTCGCCGACGAAGCAATTCGGCAACTGGAGAGAGTACGAGAGATTGTCGATCCACGTTCGTTGCGCGATGGTCGTGTCTAGATCCGCTTCAATCGGCACCTGATCGAGCGCGAACGATGAAAATGTCCCGGCCGCGTTAAAGCTGATCGGAATCCGAGGCACGCCGAGCATGATTCCGTACGCGGCAATCGGATCGACGATCGCCATGTTTTGGAGGTCGGCGTAGGCCGGCTGGGGCATGTAGGTCGGCATCGTATTCTCCTAGACCCTGACGGGCCCCTCACAAAGTGAGGGGCCCCAAGGCAGATCAGCCTCCCGACGCGCCCGCGCTCTGCGCCGTACCGACCGCGCCCGACGGCACGAGCTGATTCATGATGTATTGCTTCCAGGGTCCCCAGACCTCGAAGCCCTTGATCAGGATGCCGAGCTGCATCGTTCCGCCCTTCAAGAGAACGCGATCGGTCAGCACTTGCTGCGCCACCGTGATCGGAACCGCGTCAAGGGTGAGCTCCAAGAACTCCGTCGCCGACGTCGACGTGAGACCGCTCGTGACGGGGCCCACGGGAACCGTTGCCACCGTCCCGCCTCGCGTATCCGACTGCGAGAGGTAGGTCTGCATCTCGGTCTGATGGAACTCGTCCTGAACGCGAAGGAGCATCCCGATCGGAATGCCCTTCTCGAGGAGAACGGGCTTGAAGAGCTTTCGGAACGGCTGAACCATTCCGGTCATGCCCTGCACTCGAAGCCCGCCCCACGTGACGTCGAGCTGATCGTATGCGCGCGTCGGGTGGAAGACACCGACGTTCGCGCCCGCGACGGTACGCGAGCCGAAACGGGTCGCGTTGACGGGAACGAATGCCCCGGGAGCTGCCTGGTTCGCGTAGACCGTGTTGACTCGATTGACGAGACGCTGGAAGGCTTCGCTCGAAGAGCCGGCCGCGACGGCTTCGGCATACGATCCGAAGTAGGCGACGTCCGCCGCCAGCTCGTTGATCAGCAGGTACCGCTGCTGCATGATCCACTGGAACTGGTACGCGTTCATCAGGTGCCAGAGGGCGTTCTGCGCACACACACCCCACTCGAGGAGTGCCGGAGTGATAGTCGTCGACCCAGCGACACCGCCCGTACCGATATCGGTTCCGAGAGCGCCGTTGATCACGTCGTTCTGCGTGAACGAGTCCGGCGACGGATTCACCGCACCGGCCGTGGGGGCCGGATTGATGTAGTTGCCGATCTGGGTTCCGTTCGTCGGCTCTGCGAAGCCGTGGATGCCGAAACCCACGACGAGCATGTCGACCTGAAGAATGCCATTGATGACGAAGGACGAGTCCACGTCCGTCACGCCAGGAACGGCCTTCGGATTCTGGAGAACGTCGATCTCGTCCCCGAAGGTGCCTTCGATCGCGGAGTCAACGACCGGGAGGTTGACGGTCCAAGTGACGTACTCGATCACAGGGACCTGCGTGAACCCGCAGGACAAGACCGACTGCACGACGTTGTTGGTAGGCTGCTGACCGAGACCGATCAAACGACCGGGAGCTGCGTCCCGGCTAAAACCACTCGACTTGCGCATGTTCTCTCTCCTGAAGGAGTCCCTACAAGGAGACCCCTGTTATGAAACACCTTTACTCGGGAAACATCCCGTACATTCCCCCGGGAAGGTTCCCGAGGCACGAATCGTCACGAATCGCGGCAATCGCCGTGTCGTACGTCTCGGCCATACCACCGGCCATCGACGTGCAAGGAGCGCAGTTCGCACCCACCGACACTCCGCCCGGCGTCGGAGTCCCCGGAACCGGAGACGCTACAAGATCTCCCGTATTCGTGACAATCCCCGGGATCGCCTGATTGGGAAGGGTGTTTTTGGTATTGATTGGAGGAATCCCTGCGGGAACTCCTCCCGGAGCTCGATTCGCAGGCGGCGAAATGTACGTAGAGGACACGGCTCCCACTCCGCGTCCGCCAACCGAACGAGGAATCATCGTTCCCGGACGACCGAGCCCGGACTTGCCGAGCATTCCCGGACGCCCAACACCGCGGCCTCGAGGAAGTCCGGACATGCCCGCCGCACCCGGAATCGCGGCTCCCGCCGCGGCGCCGGCCGCTGCGCCGGCACCAAGAGCGGTGCCCTGCGAAGCTTCGACCTCGGCGAGGTAGAGCTGCTGACCGAGCGCCGTGCTCCCGATGAGGGAAGCCATGGTCGCCGAGAAGAGCCGACCAAAGCCCTTGAATCCCGCGCCGAGACCGGCTCCCTGAAGAGCCGCACGTCCCCACGGAGAATCGACCGCGGCCGAACCCATGAGGGGAAGAGCCGTCAAGCCGAGGTACGTCAGGAGCTCTTGCCACCCAGGGAAAGCGAGGGTGGCGAGATCGTTCGGCAGAACAGCCGCCGTTCCGGTCGGAGTCGTTCCCGCGGGCGTCGTCGCCATGTATCGACCGGCGAAGTCCGCGAGCCCGTAACCGAAGCCGCCCGAGATCGCGAGAAGAGCGAGCTCTTCTCCCGAGAGTGGATTCGAGAGGGCGTAGGAATCCGCTGCCATATGCGAATGCGACGCACGGAAATGCGCGATTTGCTTCTTCGAGTACCGACGGCTCTTCCGACGGTGCTTCCGGTGCGGTCGCACGTGCCGACGCGCCTTCCGCTTCGGTTGGCTCAAGACCACCCGAATGTTTACCGGAGCGCCACGGCGCGTTCCACGTCGCCGCGCACGACCCCTCCCTGTCGCGACGATCGCGCGACGGCGACGCCGACGCGGAGCCGCAGCCTTCACATGACGACGCCGACGGCGTCGACGCGGAGGAGCCGCCGCATGGATGCGGCGCCTGCGACGTCGAATCCCCTTTCGAGCGGCCTTCGCGTGACGCCGAGGCTGTCCGTACCAAGGATTTTTCTTCCCGGACCGACGATGCTTGCGTCGCCTGCGCTTGGGCTCTGAGGCCGAGGAGCTCTTGACAAAATGTCCCTTCGCGTCCCTCTTGCGGGAGCGCGCAGCCTTGGAGCGACGTCGCGACTTGGCCATGCTGATCCTCTTTCGTGTGACGGTACCCCTCTGGGGTTTTTCTGTCAAAGGTCTCGTATGTTTACGAGACTTTCGTTGTTTGCGTATTACCACCGAGTGAGGCTTTTTACGCCGCTTGCCTTCTTTTGCGGGGATGGTTACCGGCGCACTTGTGGGCGTGCCTTCACCGGACCGAAACGTATTCATCCGCGCGGCGTAGGATACGTGCTTCATGGGTACCCCCGGTGCAACGATCATCACGGGTATACGTATCCGCGGTCGTCTACGAGACATCCCGACCCGAGAGAGAGTTTGTAAAGCCGCCCTGCCTTCGAGAGCATCGGTTGCCGGCTTTTAAAGGGATGGTGAAATCCGCCCGGAGCTCGCTTGCCACGACGTACGTAATAGATCGTGGAAACTTTGCCGACCTGACGCCATCCCGCGACGTTGAGCTTGGGGAGGATCGCGACGTACGCCTTATGATCGGGTCCGAAGTACCGACGCTGCGCCTTGTCTTTGTCGACGAGTCGCCCCGTCTTCTTGTACGGGCCGAAGTACACCGTGCACGAACCCGGTTCGTGAAATGTGCCGTACGAAGGAGGCAGACGGAGAAGACGTCCGTCGACCATCTCGAAGGCCACGCGGTTGGACTCGACTTGGATCGTCATCTTGGAGACTGTGCCCAGTATCCAGGTAAAACCTGGGTAAATCCAACCTCACTTAAACCAGCCCCAGAACGTAAAACACAATTCGCATTAGGAACTATAACTGAAAAACCATTTACGGTAGCCTCACAGGCTGGATACCAAGCCGTCCAACCTCCTGGTTGTGGTCGCCAAGTACCGCTAATCCAGGCGGCAACATTCAGGCCACGCGGCTTTAAGGTTCCGATTCCCCGAGTCCAATAGAAACCTCTTGGGTCCCAGTAGATGGTGTTGTTGGGTATCTGCGTGTTCGCTGAACCTGGCGCGGCTGTTCCAACTTTCGTTGTAACGGCTCCCAAACCTTCCGGCTCAGATCCGAACCCTACTAGATGCTGATCGAATACGCGCATGTTACTTCGCCGTACCCACCACTCCGGAAGGTACTAAACTATTTAGTAAATAACATTTATCAACACCTAAATATTGTGCCCAATACCCATCCAGTATCTGCACAAGACCTTGCCCTGGAGTAGCACCAGGTCCAAAACCAGTTGGCGTTGGGGTAGTTATCCTGGAAGGATTTCCGGGTATAACAACAAAAAATCCATTAACGCAATTTTGTTCGTATGGAGGATACCACGCCACGAACCCTCCCGGCTGTGGCCTCCACGTTCCTCCATTCTGTCCTCTTGGCGCTCCACTAACCTGCCCTCGAGACCAGTAGAACCCCCTCGGGTCCCAGTAGATCGTGTTGTTGGGAAGCTGAACTCCTCCGCTAGCGCCAGGCATCGTAGACCGGCTCGCTGCGGGTCCCGCACCCACCCCTCCCTGTACTCTCAGGTTGGCCGGTACCGCCCCAATGGGCGGCGTTACCTTCTGCGGTCCCTTCGTTTCGACGAGCGTCAGACCGACGCCCGTAGGCGCGTCGCCGACGCCCTGCGGTGCGCCGCTCGCACCCGTAGGGTCACCGACACCTTGCGGCGCGCCCGACAAACCCTGACCCGGAAAAGCCATTCCCTGACCTAAGGGGCTCGGCGGCGCCAGAAGTCCGCCGCTGTTGCTGGTAATGAAAGGAAAGATCGGCTCGGGACCGCAGCATTTGTTCGGCGTGGGTCTGACGGGCTGATCCGGAAAGAAGAGCCCGGTGTGCATCTCCGCCGGAGCGTACGCCGCGCCTTGCTCGGGCCCCTCGTCGATCGCTCCGAAAGGATGGTTGAACGGGAAAACGCCCATACCCGCCTCAGGACGCCTTCCGAGTCCCGTCGGCTCCGGAAACATTTGGTGAGGATGAGGCGCACTCTCCGCGGGAGCTTTTCCCACACCGACAAAGTCTCCGTGCGCGGGCTCTTTCCCGAGAGTGTGCGGCGCCGAGGAGCCGTCGTTGCTCACGTTTCCAGTGATCGGATCCATCCACCACTCCTTCGTCGCCGGGTAATACTTCCCGACGGGCATCGTATCAGAAAGAGGATCGACTCGCTGCCACCCCGTGTCTGGGTCGAGTACGGCGAGGATAACGTGCGTCGCCTGAGGCGTTCCGTAGGCCTGCGCGACGGCCATCGTCTCGATGCCGACCGAGAGGGTGGCAGAGCCGAGAGCGATGCATCGATCGTCGCAATTGGAGACGGTGACGTCGTCTTCCGGAAGGTAGACGTAATGGTCGCTCGTCGAGATGTCATAGCAGGGGGCCTCCACTACCCCGTGCTCTACCGACTTTACTCGGAGCTTTTTCTCGACGCGCCCCCCTTCTTTAGGGACCCGAACGAACAGGCGGAAGATCGGATTTTCTCCGAGGCCCCCGTGCTCCGTGATGTACGTCGAGCCGCAACCGACACCGAACATTCGGTGAAGAACCCGAGTCTGGAGAAAAAGTTGCTTCGATGTCGTCGTGAACGTTCTTCCCGGGCCGTTCGTATTCTGACCGCTGTCCGCCATAATTCCCCGAAGAAGAGCTCCCGCAGCTCCCTCTTCGAGGTTGATGGAAAGCGCATGCTTGTTCGGAGCTCGGTGTCCCATTTGCTGCATACGAAGGGTCCACTCTTTGTCTTGCACGGAAATGTATTTCCGGTTCCAACGAGTAGAGATCCTCCATTTTTCGCAGAGCTCTTGAATACGCCTCTTGTTCTCTTCTTTCGGACATCCATCTTGACCCGAAATCTCGAAGCTTGTGTTGTGACGAGTCCAACCGTCCGAAACAAAAAGTCCCTCGATCCAGGCCCTGTCGGGGTCCATCCCCTCTGTTCCAAAAGCGATTCGCTTCGGTTGGATGAGGCGATCCTTCTCCCGAAGTTCCGAAACACGGACGCGCTCCATTCGAAGATCTTCGTCAGGACAGGCACAGTCCGGAGTCTCCGGCTTTCGATTTGCGTGACGGTCGCATCGCAACACGAACACGTGATGGTCCGGCGTGAGAAGCGCCGCCGATCCGTTGTTCATCTTGACGGCCGAAACGTTGAGAATGCCCTTGTACCAATGCGCCGTAACGGTGGTCCAAGCGTCACGACCCCAGATACGATCTCCGACACGGATGTTCTCGATGGGAACGAACTCCATGTCATCCCGAAGGACAAGTGTTCCCTTCGGAAAACAATCTCCTACCGGCATACACAGGCTCTTGTCGAAACACAGGAGCACGCTTGGCTTCGCCATGAGCTCGGTATTCACCGGGTCCTGCATCGCCACCGTCTTCCGACGAATCTCGTCAAGAAGAGCTTGCGTCTGGCCCGTCACGGTCGCGGGCTTGCCAGCCGCGAGGAGTACCTTCCCTGCCCACGCGCGCATCCGCGGATCGTTCCGTCCCTCGCGAATGTACGCAGCCATCTTCTCGAGCGAGTAGGACGTCCCCGCCGTCCCCGACGGATGTCGGTCCTTCTTGACCATCCCCCCGAGCGCAGCGTTCGCCGAAGCGACCGACGGCGCGAACCCTGGCGAGCCGAGGCCGACGTGCTTACCCGGGCCTCTACCGACGCCGCTTGCCACGGCGCCTTCTCTTTCTCGGAAGAGGATTCGGTTCGGATGCCCCCGCGGAGGACGAACCAGCAGGAGAAGGGCGTTGTCCCATCACGAAGTACGCGAGCCCTCCGACGACTGCGAGAGCGAGAAGCCCTCCGACGACCCAGATCCACGTGGGCGTTGCTGCGGGCGCTTGGTACGCGGGAAGAACAGGCGAGGTCGGGAGCGTGAGAGGAGCGGTTGGGGGAACGACAGGAACGATGGTCGTGACGCCGGGAGGGGATGTCGTCGTTTCGATCGGAGGAATGACCGGAGGAACAGCCGGCGTGATGGTCGCAGGAGGTTCAATCGGTGGGGTTACCGGCGGAGAATAGATCTGCGCCGGAAACGAAACAGGAGGAGTGAAAGATGTGTTCGACATCTCAGTCCCAAATCAGGTACGCAATGCCGCCGACCACTCCCGCCAGAAGCAAGAAGAGCGCGACCTCTTCTCCCGTCGTCAAAGCCGCGGTTCCCGAGAGCCACACGTAGTATGACGGGTGCGCGTACACCCACCGTCCCGTTGATCCCGCAAGCGCCGGAGGAGGCGTCACGGCCGCGACCGTTCCGGGAAGAGGGGGATTCCAGCTCGCGCCCCCCGCCGTGTCCGTCGCATTCGACGCGGCATGGCTGGAAGAGTTGATCCACCACGTGTTTCCCGACGGGTCCAGGATCGGCTGAATGTTTCCCGGGCCCGGATAGAAGTCGAATTGCAACCCGGTCGTGTTCACCCACCGACCGATGCCCGTCGTGCTCCCAGGCGGAGGTTGCGAAGGAATGTCTCCCGGATTCGCCGCAAGGTAGATCCACGCATACTGACTCCACGTGTACTGCCCCTGGTCCGTCGACGTGACGGGTGCGGCAAGCGTGGGAGCTGGCGCGGAGGTCGAAGCGATGACGGACGTCGGAGTCTGAGGTTGCTCGATCGTGGTCGTAGCCAGGAATTGGTACGCGAGTTCAATCGACTCGCTCACCCCTCCGCGATATCGCATCAGCGCAACTCCGCCCATTCCAGGCGAAACGCAGTTCGTGGTCGCCGTGGGCATGTACCAAAAATGCAGGAAGTTGTTGATGGGTCCGAACCCGCTACTTCCCGCGCCCCCGTTCCACAAACCCCGCATCGCCGTGAGGATACCTTGGACGTCGAGACCTGTTCCCGTTCCACACGTGTCGATGGGGTAGATCTGCTGGTAGTTTGCGGAAGGGTTAGTGTTAAGGGGCGCGATCGAATCGGGTGACATTCCCGAAGGCGGAGTGAGACCCACTCCTACGGGGACAGCTCCCACGCCCACGGGCTCTTGCGGTGCCACGGGTGCGGGTACAGGCATTTCCGTCGCCATTCCGAAACCCATCGGATTCGGGGTCGGACCGGAAATCATTCCGTTCGAGCCAATGTCCTTGATGTCGAAAGCCGCTTCCATGGTCTTCTCCATTCGCGTCACTCACTCGCGTAATGTCCCGCCTACTCACTCGCGTAGTACACGATTCCGCCCAAAACGAGCACACCGATGATCCCCGCGATAATATAAGTTGTCGTGCTGGGCGCCGCAGAAACGAGGTTCGCGCTCCCGGGAACAACCTGAGCCTCGTACACGGTGGCAGACTGAGGCTGCAAACTACTACCTATATTTTCGAAAATCGAAGAGAGAGAACCCCCTTGCTGTCCAAAACCCGCAGGAGCTCTCTTCCAACCGTTTTGCCACACGTAGTTCATGCCACGAGCCTCCCAGCCCCTCTTCCTACTCGAGATACAGCCGCCTTTGTTCGAGACCACTCCGCTTGCATGACGACCCGAGGAGACTGTCGAGTGTAGACAGAATACCCAAGGGTTCCAACGAGAAGCGTAGCGAGTGCACCGAGAGCCACGGCCCCTACCATACCCCAGGTCCCTAGACTTAGGCCAGCGGCCTCGTTTTCGGCGTTCGCAAGGTTGATGTACCACGCCAAAAGCTGCTGGAAACCAACGTGATTGACGTCGCCTCCTACGAGACTTCCCGTGCCCTGCCCCGGAGCTTTCGATCCGGAATTCGCCAGGATCGCTTGCTGCATCAAGAGCTCGGAAACGATCGCCTGCGTGCTCGCCCCCGCGGCGAGCATCATCAGGACAGTCGCCATCGCGTTAATCAGGTCGACATTATAGTAGACGGTCGCGAAGCCTGAACTAAACACCCCCGAGGAGAACGTCGAACCGTACAGATCGGTAGACCAGAACAGGGGGTCGGGAGCTCTGGCAATCGCTCTTTGTATGATGACGTTCTTCGAAAGCCCTCCTACGGCATTCGCATTCTGAAGCCACGTTTGAAGGAGCTGATTAGGTGTTCCTCCCGCTCCACCGGATCCGAAAAAGAGATCCTGATCGCAATCGACAATTTGTTGCGATTGATACCAAAGAAACCATACCGGCGTGCAGAGTGCTTGCTGCACACTTAGTATTTCCGAAGCCGGCAGAGGGTTCGTGAAATACCCAGGCAACTGCGAAAGATACCCGGCGTTTCCAAACCCGGTAAGATTCGCTATCAGCGATGTCTTCGCCGCGGAAAAGACGACATCAAACAAATCCGCATTTTGAGAAGAACTTGGCGGAAAAGCAAAGGCGCAAAAGTCCGCCATGTGCCAGCCCACAGGATTGCCGGAATAGATTCCGGTATTCATCCCTGCGAGCTTCGCGACTCTTTGCGTGATCGTGTTCGTCGCCTCGGACTGTCCGTACGTGCCGATAACGGAGTCCGCCGGAGCGAAGAGGCTCGAAATCCCTTCTACCGCTCCGAGAACCGCTCCGAAGGCCGCTCCCGCGGGCCCAGCCATCGCGAGCCCCGTGAGAGCTCCTCCCATCGAATCCGTAAGAACGGTTCCTACCGTTCCTGGAAGCGCGAGCGCTATTCCAGCGTCAAGGAGACCCGACACATCCCCCGTCGCCGCGGCATTCTGTACCTGCGAGATGAGGTTCTGCCCGGCCGCGATCTGCCCGTTGAGATCGTTCGGGTCCGGGAGGGAGAACACCCCGGTACCCTACCACCCGAGGATATACGTACGCTACCCCCACAAGGTTCCGGGGTTTTCGGGCATCTTGCGAGCTGGACGCGCCACGGGTTGCGGCGGCGGAGCCGGTTGAGGTACCGGCTGCGGCGGCGGAGGAGCGGTAGCCGGCTGAGGCGGAGGCGCTTGCGGTTGCAACCCCGGAACCTGAGCCACAGCATGAGCGAGACGGATTCGATCCTGCACCGTTCGCTGCGTGATCTCCGCCTGCTTCGCCATGACCTTTCCGTATGTGTCGAGGACCTTTTGCCCACCGTCGACGATCTTCGGAAGTGCCCCTAGGAGGGTAGCGGGCCAGTTCGTGGTTCCGTTCGGCCCCGGGATCATCGAGATGCCGCCGCCGATGGGAATCGGCGTGATCTGAGGGGTGGCGGGGGCCGCTGGCCCGGCGGGCTCGGGAAGAAGATCCTCCGCCCCTTCGATCATCGTCCGGAGGTCCTGCATCGTTCGCCAGAGGCCTCCGAAGGACTTTGCCATCGAGGCCATTTGCGCGGCGGGATCCGATGCAGGCGCCGCTACAGGAGCGCTCTGCGGAACGTACACGGTCTGCGGCGCGGCCGCGGCATGAGAAACGGGCTGAGGTGGCTCCGGCACGCATCCGCCCGGAACGCGCGTGTATCCCTTCGGCGTTTCGGGCCAACCTTCGGGCAAGGGAATGAACCCCGGAGGCATCTGAGGCTTCTTGAGCGACTCGACGATATCCTTAAGGACACCCATCATCATCTGGGTCTGCACTTGCTGCTGAGAGATGATCGCTTGAATGAGCTCCGTCTGACCGTTGTACTCCGATGTCCTTTGCTGCGGCGGCATATTGACGACGACGGGACTCTGTTGTCCTAACGGTCCGGGCGCCGGTTGGGGCGGAGCATACGTTTGAGGAGCCGGATACGGTGCCGTCTTGTCCGGCATCCCGATATGTCCACTTCCTCTCCAGGCTCCGGACGCACCAATAAATTTCACCTGATAGGTCGCAGGGGGAGACGCGCCATGGTACCGCTCCACGAGCTCGTAGAGCATTCCCGTATTTCGAATAGAAGCCGCCGGCACAGGAGGGAATTGCATCACCGGCTCAGGAATGACGCGAGCCACGTGAATGCGCATCGCAGGCCACTCCCCTGCGAATGTCGAACGAATCGAATCGAGTTGTTCGAGGGGATCCGTCGTGTTCCACGGGACGTTTCTCTTCCCCGAGAGTTTCCCCATCTTGATTCGATCGGTACGCGTATTGTGCGCCGCGCTCTCGAGATCGACGGCACCGATTTGCTGGACCTGTTCTTCCGAAATCTCTCCCTCGGTTCGAGGGGTCCCGTCGGGATTCTGCGGAACGGCTTCCGGGTAGACGACGTCCGTGACGTCAGAGGCCGTACCGTCGAGGACGCCTTGCGGGTCCATGATGTCTCGGTTCTTTTTCGGACGTCCCATAGCTACCCCATTCGATTCTTACGCGCCGCCAGGATAGCGGCATTTTGTGCTTTCACGCACACGTCGCAAATGTGTTCCATCTTCGGAGCGCCAAGCACTGGTACTGAAATCAATGTCAAAGGATTTTCAGGTAGACGTTCTCTTTGAGGACCTTCGACAGGGACGTTGAGCTCGGTAGAAACTTTGCACCAGTCGCATACATACTTTGCAGTAATCATGCAATCACCACCGGATGTTCGGTTACGACCGCTCCGAGCGTCCCGGCGAGCGTCTGAAGATACAGCCCTCGAAACGGAGCGGCCTGATCCGTCCCTGGAGGGAACCGGGTTTGAAAATGTACCCCGGTGATGTTAAAGACGATCGTACGGGAGGCGACGCTCCCCGCGAGCGTCGTCACGTCACTCGACAAGGCGGCTCCCGTGATCTCCTCGATCGGAAGGTAGTTGATCAACACGCCGGAGAGCGCTGATTCGATTTGCGTGGGTGTGATCGGCCCTTGGGCCGTCACGGAGTACTCGAGGGTGGCTGTCGAGCTCATGTCGTCGCTCCCGTTCCAGTAGAGGTGCCTTCAGGCTCATCATCCTCTTCCTCCTCATCCTCCTCACGAAGAAGCTCCACCCACACGTCGTTTCTCGCGAGGGTGATCACCCGCTCGACCGTTCGCGCATAGAGCGTGACGATCACGGAAGTGTTTTGCTTCGTGTAGTCGTTGTCCCCCTCCGACTTCGCGTACACATCGATGTCGCCGTTCTCCCGAACGACCATCCGAATGATGCGAAAAGGATCGGGTGTCGCTCCGGGCGCGACAGGAACAAGCTGGCCGAACTGCCACGTTCCCGAGAGGGAAAAGACCGCGAAGACGAGGGGTTCGGGCGCGTCGGCCGGTGTTGCAACTTGAGAAGGCGGAGCCGCAACGGCTCCATTGGTAGGAACGGTAGCGGGAATGGTGGCGGGTTGGGTCATGGTGCTTTCCTTAACAGGCCGTGGTCGGCGAAAGAGTAATACTTCCCCATCCCCACGATCACGTGATCCATGAGGTGGAGTTTCACCCCCATCGCCGCAGAGGCAAGAGCTTCCGTTAATTCGATGTCCGATTCCGAAGGCTTGACTTGCCCCGATGGATGGTTGTGCACGACGATGAACGAAATCGCTCCGTCGACAATCGCCACGCGTAGGGTATCCGGGATCGAAACCGACGCCCGGTCTCGAGAACCCCGAGCAATCTCCGAGATCGCGCGCACCTGAAGCTGCGGATCGACGAGGATCGCGAGAAAGACCTCCTGATCCTCCTTCTCGAGATGAGGTCCCACGAGGTCGTAGACCTTCTTGGCATCGGAGAGCGGTCCGATCTGGCGGGCCTTCTCGAGACACGCTCCGAAGCGCTTCGGGTCTCGGGAGATGCGCACCCACGGTAGGCACGCGGGCCCCCGCTTCTCGAAACGGTCAACGAGGTTCTTCGGGAGATCGGCGACGACCGATTCTCCGAGGGTGTACTCCGGCGAGTTCCCCTCCTTGGAGTAACGATCGAACCGCACGTGAGCCGGGGTACCTCCGGCGGCATCTTCGCCGACACACTCTTCGCCACAACAAAAGACGCCGTCCTCCGCAACTCCGAAAAGCGGCTCGCCGACGGCCATCTCCCCCGCTCGGCGTCCTTGTAAGGCTCTAGGATGTTGGCAGGCGCATTCAACTGGTCCTTCGAGCTCGACGAAGCGAACCTGTCGCCCGTGCTTCGTGTCCGCAACCACGAGGTCTACTTCGTCCGCGAGGCCCTGACGGATGTACGCCGCGGCTTGGTCGAAGGCGATCGGGATGAGGACTCCCTTCCCGGCCATCTCCGTGAGAAGCCACGCGCGCGACTTCCCATTCAAGATCGTGAAGACGATCTGGAGACGAAGGGGATACCCGGGGGTGTTTTCGGCGAGGTTCATGCGGCGAGTCTATCAGGCATCCGTCGCCGTCATGTCCTCGATCAGCTTCTCCACGGCGACCTCCTGCACGTCTGCCCGCATCTTCCCGCGGACCTCCGGCCTTTGGTCATGAATCGACAACTTCCCGAGGATGTGAGGCTCCCGCACGAAAGACCCCATCGGCGTGTCGAAGCACCGATCGACGGCGAGGAGGTCTCCGACCTCGTACCCCTCGACTCCGGGGCCGACAGCCCGGATGCGGAAACAGACGTGCTTCGTCTTGCTCCCGGGGATGACAAGGAGGCCCGAGTAGGGGTCGTAATCCTCCTTGGTGCAGAGGACGACCCCGGCGTGGGCCTTCCATTTCTCGGATTCGTCGCGAACTTTGTACGTGTCTCGGTCATGGCTCATGGTCCCGTCTCCTTAATCATCCCGCCTTGGGATGTCATCCTCGCATTCACGAATCTTTCCAAACCCAGTAATGGGCAGCATTTGGGTCGGTTTGAACACTCTCAGGCACTCGCTGTGGCGCTCCAAGCGCCGCTGCCATCTTTCCAAGGTACGCCCAGTCAGCCTCTGTCGAAGCTCGACCGATTGGGTAGAGTCTTGCCGACAGCATCCATTCTCCCCTGAGAGTCCTCTTCGCCTCTTCCGAAATAACGGCAGTCTTTAGTTTATCCATGACCGCGTCTGTTACATCTTGTCCCTCGTACTGCACTTGAAGATTCGCATCCGCCATCGCATCCGCAGCCACTGTAGGATCTACAGCACCGTACGAAAGGCAAAAACTCCAACCTTTGACCACACGGCGGACAACTTCTCCTGTCTTGACCAGGGCCTCGGTTCGAAATTCGTCTGCGAAAGACGTCATCTCTTTTTCAACGTTGCGTTAAGCTTCACTTCGACCATCTCCCGCGCGCACTCTCCGCAGACGATGTAGCTCACGTGAAAGATTCCCTGTCTTCTCTCGATCGGCCACCACAGTAAACCTTTCTGACAACTGATCGAAATTTCGTGTGTGGCCTCTCGCTCACCGCACGTAGAGCACAAGACGATTTCTTTTTCGTAGGGCCCGCTTTCTGATTCCTTTTTACTCATCGAGATCCTCTTCGGATTCGTTCTCTTCCGGGTCGTACTCGTCCTCGTACTCGTTTTGGTACTCGTCCTCGTCGTGAGTCTCGTCCCATCGAGGGTTGCCAGGGCCGAATAGCCTCGGACAAACGGGGAGACCAAGGAGCCTACGCAGATCTTCTTTTAGCTTCAAATATTCTTTTTCGGATTGTTGCACTTTTACGTTCTCCTAACCGGCGGCTTGAGTGGCCTATCCTTCACGAGCAAGTCGACCTCTCTACCACGTGGTATCGGTCCGCGCGTCAGCCGAATGACCTCAGGAGCGTCATCGACCTCGCCCGACGAGGGTTCGATTCCATGACGCTCAGCGACGTCATTCACCCAAGCGCGCTGGCGAGCCGTGAGGTGGTCCCACCGGCCCGATTCGAGGTTGACGAGCATGCTCGAGAAGGCTTCGGGAAAGTCATCCTCTTGTGCGAGCTCACGAAGAACGCGGAGATCTTCTTGTCTCATGTTTCGCCTCGCGCCATCCGGTTGGCGAGCTCCGTGAGCACCCGCGCCGCGTAGTCGGGCAGAGAGTCCGCGGACGCGTCCTGGCGCTCAGCCTCCGCGCGAATCGTGGCGATGTCCTTGGCGAGCTGGATTCGGCGTTCGCAGTATACGGGTGGGTAGAGTCCTTCGACGCACGCTCGCCCTACTCCCCGATCGCAGCGAGGGCATACTACCGTCTCGGCCGGCTCACCCACGACTCCTCCTCCGCGCGAGGAGAGCCTGCACGATCGTGGGCTTGACCCACGAACTACACACACCTGAATAACAAGACCTGACCGCGCCACACTCCGAACAGATCTGATCGTATTGATAGCCCTTGCTTCCACAGTTCGGGGCGCGCAGGAATAAGACCTCTGCCTCGTAACTCATGTGTAGTTCGATGCTCATCGGCACACCTCAAAATTATCCCGGTAGCGTATTGACTCGCGCTCGCTAGCAAATTCGCGTACGCCTTCACCCGCCGCAAGAGACCCGCGGCTAGCCGAGCCGCCGGGCCGGCTCCCCTCTCGACTCTGCGTCACTCGAGCCGAGAAGACATTCGTGACCTTAGAATCCAAAAGGCTCTACCTCCTGGGTGGGTGAGCTTTCCGGAACCAGGTACCCCTTCACATCCCCGTCTTGAGCAATAAGAGCTCTCACGACGTCTCGCTTGGTTGTCGACCAAGAAGCCACCTCGAGAAGAGACACCTCCACATGCTTGCATACGTCGTTGCAAAGCAGGTCGATGCGTTCACCGGGAACGCCAACATTTACTTGAAGCAAATTCTCGAGCGGATTCTTGTGGCCAGACTGACATTCCCAAACCTTACCGTCCCACGTGACGGGACGGCCGCATCGACACCAACGTGGAGGCTCAACGGTTCGCCTACGCTCGTCGTCGATGATGGGCGGCTTGTGATTCTTCATCGTCTCGGCTTGCGCAGCGTCCGCCTTCGCTCGGAGCTCAGCTTCGCGCTCAGGCGTCATAGCTGCCTTACGAGGGCGTCCAGGACCGCGTCTAGGCTTTTGCTCACGAAGACCGTTGAGTTTCGTCTCATCCTCTTGAGCTTTCTTCTCCAGCTCCTCGATCGAAACCGTACAGAACTCTCCAAAGCCGGTGTGGAGATATGCGGTCTCGGGAGTAAGCTTCTGACCCTTCTCGCATGTCGCGCACCCACGTTCAGATTTCTCCTCGAGAAGATTCAGCGCTTCTTTTAACATGACTCGTACACGTTCGCAGACGGGACACTCGTTACTCATGGCTGACCTTTCACTCGGAAAAACTCTGGAGGATTATTTTGGAGAAACCCTTCCACCAAACATTCTTCTCCCAACTCGTTCGTCCACGAAATCGTGCTCTTGACCTTTCCTAGCTCCTCGATCTCTTCGAGAAGACTTTTTCGATCTTGTTCACGAAGATAGATCGCGCGAAGACGTTGCGCGTTCTCGCGCAAGTCTTGCGGAATCTCGTCTCCCTTGAGGACAAGATGCAAGCACTCCGGCCACCGTCCGGTAACAGCGAAGTACCTTGACGAATGCTGTTTGAGGAAAGGTCCTAGCTCTGCCATCAGAATTCCCACCCTGGTTGGATGTTCGTGGGCCACTTCTCCACAAGCTTCTCGAAGACGCGGAGTGCCGTGCTCGCACGAGCACGCATCGCGATCACGTTCTCGAGTCGCCGCGGATCTTCATCGATGAACCGCGCAAGCATGTTGAGTTCAAACTTCCCTTGTCCGCCGCAAAAAACGCACGTGATGGGCCAGTCGCACTTGACGGGATTGGCGTACCAACCAAGCCCTCTACACGGTTCGCACGAGAAGATGTCGAGGATCATGCGGTCCTCTTTGAGATCCGTACACGTTCTCGTTCGATGTACCAAACCGCCTTACGCAAGTCTTCGTCAGTCGAATCCTTCTTCCCGGCTCGCCAGAGGTACTTCACAGCGTTACCTAGATTAAAACTCATGTGCTCGACCACATCGATACATTCCACACCCGACGGGTGTTGGTTGTAGTGCGTCGGATGGTTGACTTTCTCTATCTTCTTCAAGAACTCACCCATTTAGCGAAGTCGTCATCCGTATCGTACGTCGTCTCTTGACCCGCAGACTCCTCTGCCGTCCATCGAGCACGATTCTCCTCCCTCACCTTATTTCGAAACTTCCAGGTCGAATCGCTCTCCATCATCTTCTTTGCCCCTTGAGACCAATCCCAAGGCGGCCACATCCCAAACTTCTCTTTGAACTTTGCCGCAGCGAATCCCGGCTTGAACCCGCGAGCGCGAGCGACCTCCACCTGCATGTCGAAGTACGAACGTCTCTCTACGGTTTGAGTACGAGCAAGCGCTGCGAGCGCCTTGTCACGTTCGCTCATATCTCGCTCTACGAGCTCCACGCTCGGATCGATCTTGACGATACGTGGAGGAGGCGCTGGAGGAGCGAAGCCGCATTCTTCGCAAGGGTAGGAGTCGATGAACGCTCCACACTGGATACACTTCGCGGGCCTCTTTTTCTTGCTTTTCGCTCCTTCGTCGAGCGACCACACGCGGTCTTCGTGAGGCCAGCCATGTCGAGGGATGTTCTCCCCCTGGTCAATGATGATCGGATCGACGCTTTCTCCGTTCTCCACCCACGGTCGGAGACCGCGACCGGCCATTTGCATAAGGAGTGTAAGAGACTTCGTAGGACGAGCGATAATAAGGCACTTGACGCTCGGTTGATCCCAGCCTTCGGTATAAATGCCCACATTGGTAACGGCATCTATTTCTCGCGTATCTAGCTTACGCGAGATGTCCGCACGTTCGTTCTCTGGTGTGTTTGCGTCGACATGAGCAATTCGAATCCCCGCTTGGAGAAATTGGTCTCGAATGGCCAAAGAGTGATTTACCGTCGAGGCGAATATAACGGTTCGACGTCCTCCCGCACGCTTCTGATACTGCTCAAGCGTATCGCCGAGAACATGCATGTCCATCATGATCTCTTCGATTTCACCGATATTGTAGTCACCCGCTACCGTACGAACGCCTCCAAGGTTGATGGGAGCTCTGGATGAGAAGCAACGTGGCTGCACGATAAATTTGTCTCGAATGAGCTCCTCGTAGGTCGCAAAAACCTCGATCGCCTCAAAAACATCTCCGAGCGGCTTTCCGTCTGCTCTACACGGGGTAGCGGTAAGACCGATAATCGCCGCGTCTGGATACAAGGAAATGAGCTTTTTGTACGAGTCCGCGGCTGCCCGATGCGCTTCGTCAACGAAAACGATGTCTGCGGGAGGGGCGCTACGACGGGCGAGACTTTGAATGGTCGCGACCTGAACAGGCATGAGCCGGTTGGTGCGAGCGTCATCGGCCATAATGACGCCAACTTCGTGTACTCCGTACTTCGCTAACTGCCGAACGGTTTGGTCAATGAGCTCTTTTCGGTGAACGACGAAGAGAATCTTGGCATTGAAATTGCGACGCGCAGAGTGAATAATACTTGAAGCTACGACGGTCTTTCCGCCCCCCGTCGGACCGCAAAGGATCACTCTCTTGCGCCCGGCAAGAATGTGAGCTCGGGCGGTACGGACGCCGAGGTCTTGGTAGGGGCGGAGGATGGGAGACGTCACGATCGCACGCTGTCTCCTACACCCCATCCTGGACCACGGATGGACGAGATAAAGTCACGCCAGGGTAGGAACTTGCCTGTTAAGCGGTTCCAGAACCCCCAAGACTTGCTCGTTTTTGGACCAGCGAAGAAGAGCGACCAACAGTCCTTCTCGAGTAGATCGACTCGATGGAAGTCGTTTGCGTCAATGGTATTCCAAGAACCTGGCAACACCTCACGCCGAACAACCTGACTTTCCTTACGCCGTTCTTCCGAATAACCACCGACAAGCACGAGCGAGCGCGACCAGATCCACGGGTGGTTGTGGAGCGCGCCGTCGGAATCGGAGCGATGAAACTTATGCAGATAGATGGAGACGCCGTCGTCGGGCCAGATTGCGTCTCTCTTTGGCGCGCCGTCGTCTGCAAAAGGCTCGCTTCCGTCGGACATCGTCGGTCGTCCGCACAGGTAGTAGCGAGAGAGGTAGGGACTCTTACCTTCACGATCGTAGATGACGCGCGGAGGCGGAAGAAGACGGGCGATACTTTCGATATCTTCTCGGTTCATCCCACCCACTTCCTCCCCTCAACCTCCATCGTGTCCGCACACTCAAGCGCTTCCGTGATTTGGCAGTCGGACGGATCGTTCTTCCCGAGACGAATTCTCTCGGCACACCACGCGCGAATGGCGAACGGTGCCGCCGCGTCTCGCCCAAGAAGAACGAACGTCATCTCTTCCGGATGGGCGTGCGACATGCATGAGTGATGCTGAGAAAGCTCGTCCTTCTTTCGCATCAGAACTTCGCCACCGCGCTCGGTTTGTCTGCCTCCGCCGGAGTGGCCGGTTTCGCGTTTGCTCCGAAATCGAAGGTTGTCCCAGTATCTTGCACCGGCTTCTTGGCGAGAATAAGACCGCGGATCAGAGCTTGGGCCTCTTGCTTCGCCGCAGCGTTCATCGGCTTATGAATTGTTCCTGAACGACCAGGATCGTTCACCCAGGATACTTTCGCGCGAGTCTTCTCTTCCCCACTTTCGTTCTCCCAGGTCTCGTGCTCAATCACGATCGAGACCTCATTCCTCGAAATAGTCTCGTCGTTCTGACTGTCGTAGCCACAGGATCCAAGACTCTCCGCTGTTCGCTCCCTGGTTTCCGGCGTAATCCAACCCGTCCATTTTACCTCTCGTCCTTTGAATGGTGTGTCACCACCGATAACAAATACGACCTCCACACCAGGAGTTCCCTTCTTGCTCGAATTAATGAAATCGATGCTCTTCGCGCGGGCGGTGTACGATCCTTCGGAAATGAGTTGCATATCTAGGCTCCCGTAGTGGATTGACTGTTGGAGTTGAGTTTTTTGGTGAGATTCTCCTCAATCAGGAGAAGTGTACGGAGATCCTTTGCGGCCTTCGTTACGAGTTCTTGAGCACGAGCGAACATGGGCGTTCCTTCCGCCAGCTTCAGGATGCGAAGCTCGATCGCTTCAGCAGATCCTCGTGAGGGCTCTGTCGGCGGCTTGTCGAGTAGGCCTCGACCGATTTCTGCGGCGCGTTCTGGCTCAATTCCAGCGGCTTTGAGAATCTCGCCTATCGGCGCGCCCGTGGTCGCCGCCTTTTGTTCGACGGTTTCAGGCGTAAACGGCGCTTGCGGCGGAGCGTTTTGCTTGAGCTCCTCCGCCTTGAGCTCGAGTCCCGCCACCGTCGCACGAAGCTGGAAGACATCATCCTGCGCCTTCTCGACATAATTTCGAGCCTTCGTTTGAACGTCCGCCGGCATCGTCGCTGCGAGCGCAGCGATACGAGCCTTGAGAACGTTTACCTCCCCACGATGCTTCGTGATCGAGGTCTCGAGCGCCTTCCAGGATAGCGGAAGCTTCCCGAGGATACCGTAGCGGTTCTTCGCCTCGTACCCGGTTCCGCGTGTCGTGAAGAGTAGTCGATCTCCCGTCACGATGACGCGCTCGTCGTCTTTCGTCTTCGCGACAGCAGCGTCGAAAGTCGTAAACCCTACGACGTCAGCCCATCGGGCGGTTTGCGACCAGGCCTTCTTTCCAAGGCTTGTCGTAAACTGATCGAAAGACCCGAGCTGAGGATCGAGCGCCGTCCTCACTACGGCATGAGCGAGCATACAGACGAGCATTCCCGCTTGTCGACACGCGTCGAGCTCTGCGAGAAGAAGCTTCCACTCAGCTCCGACCGCGACGTACCCGCTTCCGTAGTCATCGTTCATCTTCTGGAACGATTTACTGGCCTGCTGGGCAACGTAGTCCATCGTCATCTCTTCGAGCGGATCGACCGTATCGATTACGAGAGACTGGTAACCGGAGGTGTCCTTCGCGATGGCTCGCACGAGGCCGAGCATGTCCGGCCAAGTCTTCGGTGTCTCACGAATGCGGTCGACTCTGATGTCGTCGATCCCTTTGTCGAGGTCGATAAAAATCGGGTTGGGGAGGGTGGAGCCGAATGTCGATTTTCCGACTCCGGGCGGACCGTACACGACGAGGCGAGGAGAGAGAGGTTTCTGCGCGCCCGCTTTCACAACTTGATCGGACCAGCTCATTCAAAATCCCAGCTTTCTTGCTCACGCGCACGTGAGTCTTCTTTTCTCATAAAGAGAAAGTCGTCGTCGATACTCGCGCCCTCGGCGCATACTGCCCAGAACTGGCAGGGGCGACCCCATTTGAAGCACGAGTCCACGTTACGCGGCGGAAGACCCCCCAAAGCCCGCATGGCTCTCATAAGGTAGACGGTCTTTCGCACGTCCTCCTTGTGTTCTTCGGCTTCGTGCTCGAGACGAACCACGGTTGCCCGCTGGAAGTATCTTTCAGGTTCCTCCGCGATATCGGAAAGAATGCGGTTCTCGAAGTCTTGCTCCGTTTCATTCTTGCGCGGCTTCTGCGCTGGCTTCCTGAGTACGTCGTAGAGCACTTCCGTATGACCCCATCCTCGGAACTTGCTCGCTTCAAGATAGAAGCTGACCTGTGGATCCGTCAGTGAAACTTTCCTCCAGTAAGAGGAGCCAAGCGAGATATCTTCGCTCGTCGTCTTATGCTCAATAATGCATTTCTTCCCGGTATCAAGGCGAATGCCCACCCCATCAAATTCGCCAACGATCGTGACATCTCCAAGCGGAACCGAGAAAAATACGTCGGTCCTCTCGCACTGGAACATCCGATCTCGTCCAGACTTTGGATCGGTCCAGTACGCTTCGTACGCACGGACAAGAGCTCGAATATCTGGTTGTTCCGGAAGCTTTCGATCAACGCCGAGATGGTACGAACCAAGGTACCCGTGCGCACTTTTTCCTTTCGTGAGGGTTTTTGCGTCTGGCGCCCGCTTCATGCGACGAAGGACGTAACTGTAGTGATGTTCCCGTTCGCAGCGACGCCAGGCGGCAAGCTCTGAGTGAGAGTGCTTCTCGGGAGAGATCATGGAGAAAACATCCGTATCGTACGAACAGAAAAGTTAAAGTTCGCATTTTGAGATCCTGGAATCACACGCTTAAACCGATATCCCTCACGTTTCGCAGCTTCAATGAAGGCGCCGTTACTGACATATAAGCGCCCTCCCCAGTGCTCAACAAGATGCTTTAAGTAGTAGCTGCCAAAGGCAGTTTGAATCCGTTTCGTCGGTGCGGCGAATAGACGAAGCCACGTACGACAAGTAGCGATCTCATTTTCACTGGGTGGTTCTCCCAAATCGTCAGCGTTGCACGATCGGGGACCTTGCTTCGACGGCCAAAGACCACAGGCCGTAATCTTCGTCCAGTCTTGCTTCATTCCCTCATCCCCAGGCGCACAAGTTTCGCTCCCGCGTCCACACACATCTTGCCGACGTACGAAGCCGAATCTTTGCAGTCCCAGAGAAACGGCATCTTCCCAAGGATGGCCTTCACACCAGGCGCGAAGTGAATCCCTTCACTCGCAAGCCACTTCTTGTCCTTCACGGCCGGACTCTCCGGGTACGAAAAACTTTCAATGTACACGTCTCCAACCACGACGACCCACGACGCCATGCAACATTCCCTATCGGGTCTTCGCACGCCTCCGAATGTCCGCGGTTAGCGTCGAGGTAGATGCCGGACCCTATCGCACGCATTCGAACTCGTCAAGAGGTACGTATTACAAAAATCTGATCTTGACTCCTCTCCACGAGAAATGGCAGTGGTCATAGCTTCTTCCGCTCGAGTCGACTCACGGGTTCATGCAAACCCCACCCGCGCGGGCTCGTGAGCCGACTCGAGGGGAAGAGAAAGACGGGTGGGACCGTGCTGGAATACGAACGAACGCGTGGGGAGATGATCGCGTGACCATCTCGGCGGAGATCCCCCAGGGTCCCCACATCCCAGAACTCTCTGGAAATTTACCCCTTCTCGAGCAAGCGCTTCAGCTCTCTCGCGCAGGACTGAAGCTCGTCCTCGTTCACGCACCTGTGGTGCGCGAAGGGGTCACGACATGCACGTGTGAGATTCCGTCATGCGTGCAACAGAAGAGCGTTGGCAAGCACCCCATCGCCCGAGCGTGGCAAGCTGGGTTGATCGGCGAAGAGCAAGTGAGGAACGCTCTCGCGCGTCGACGATTTATTCCAAACATCGGAATTGTTCTCGGAGAGCAACCCTCGGGCGCCTACCTCGTCAGCATCGACATCGACGAGGAGGGAAGGTTCAAAGAGCTCGAGACCGAGCTTGGAGAGCTTCCTCCGACAGCGACGTGCGTGAGCGCGCGTGGCGAGAAGCGGTTCTACAGCATCCCGATCGACGTCGACCGGGAACGAATCAAGAACGTGACCGGCGTCGGCGGAAAGTCGGGCGTTGACCTCAAAGTGAAGGGGGGACAGGTCGTCGTTCCACCCAGCGTTCACGCCTCCGGGGTACCCTACAGGTGGACTCAGACGGGCGCGATAGCGGAGCTCCCCGCATCCTGGATTCTCGCCGTACTCAAGAAGCCGGACGTTCCGTCGTTCGTTCAAGGGTACACGCCCGCGACGATGCGAGAGGACAAGCGTCTCCGCGGGCGCACGGAGAAGTACCTCGAAAAAGCTTGCCTTAGCGAGGCTTCGATTCTCTCGAAGACGAAAAAAGGTCAAAGAAACTCGAGCTTTTACCGATCTCTATGCGCACTCCTTCCTCTGGCTCACGGGTGCTCCCTTCCCCGAGGGCACGACTACGTGGTCCGCGAGCTCTCGCGCGCTGCCCAGGCGACAGGTCTTGGCGAGAAAGAGATCCAAGCGACCGTCGCCTCAGCGGAGAAGTGGGTGAAGGAGTCCGGGGCGGTCCGAGTGATGCCCTACTTGGTGTCTTCGCCGAAGTCAGAAAGAAGCCCGTCCAAGCCGTCCGAACCCGTCCCCACCCGTCCCGGGACTTCCGAGACGGGTTCCATAGAAGAGAGCTGGGACTTCGGCGACGAACCAGGCACGAGCGCGGATGCGCGCGCGGCGTTTCTTGAAGCTCTTGGTGAGCTGCGAGAAAATCTTCAGCACGAGCCCAGTATCAAACTCCTCGTCCACAAGGGGCAAAACGCACCATGCGCCGAGAACGTCGCTCGCACCCTCGAACAAGACCCCCACTGGCATGGAGGACCCAAGTTCGACAGGTTCAGGCAAACGCTCACGTGGCCACGCGTTCCTGAGTGCTTGAAGAGCACACATCGAAACTCGTGGAACGACGTCGTAGACAGCGACGCGCTGGGACTTCAGGGGTGGCTTCTCTCGCAACCGACCGACGTCCGCGTGGCTGTCGGTTCGGACATCGCATGGGCAGGAATTCTACTCGCCGCGCACCGCAACCACTTCGATTCGCTCGTCTCCAAAGTCGAAGCTTTCCCCGAATGGGATCTCTTTCCTCGACTCGATACATGGCTCACCCATGTCTACGGCGCCGAGCCGACCGAAACCAACCGACGTATCGGTCGCGCGTGGCTCATCGGATCGATGGCGAGGGTCTTTCAGCCCGGGTGCATGGTCGACGTTGTTCCTATCCTTGAGACCCAGCGTCAGCGTGTAGGAAAGAATCGAAGCCTCGACGCTCTCTACTTTGGCGCGCCGTACATCCAGCTTCCCTCGATCGTGAAGGTCGGCGAGAACGCCGAGCTCGATCGTACCGCCGGATCATGCTGGTGCATCCACGACGACGAGAGCAAGCTTTTCTCGTCCACACGCGACTCGATGATGGCGTGGATCACCCGTCAGGTCGACACGTACCGGGTCGCGTGGGGTCGAACCCAGCTCGTCGTTCCTCGGCGTGCAGTCCTTGTGTGCTCGACCAACCGAACAGACTATCTCGTCGGAACCGAGAACCGTCGCTTCGCCCCTGTCCGTTGCTCCGACGCCGGCATCGACGTCGAGTGGGTCTTCCGGGAGCGCGAACAGCTCTGGGCGGAAGTCCTCGTCGCCTACCGCACCAAGGAGCCCTGGTACTTCGTCCAGACGGACGCTGCCTGGGAGGGTCTGGAGGAGGCTCAGGAGGCCCGTAGAGAGGAAGACGGAATGGCGTCCGCTGTCCGAATGTACCTCGCTCAGGCCGTCCGACCTAGCGAACCTCAGGCGTCGGATATTCTGTCTGCGTGCGGCGTTGAGCCCGCAAAACAGGATCCGCAAATGGTAAGGCGACTAGGTAGGATAATGGCGTCCTTAGGCTACAAACACATTGTTGCGCGTGTTGCAGGTAGCAAAATGGGCCGAGTTTATAGGCAAAAAACTTGATACCATTGGTTAAAAGCAATTGTTGCACATGTTGCACGTACCCCCCTAAGTTCTATACGCGCTCGCGCTTGCGGGCGGGCGCCTCGCGTACGCGCGCGCGCTCATACGCGCGCGCTCTTGTTCTTCTTTTTCAATTCATTATAAAACTAAGCCACGTGCAACAGCGCAACAAACTCGATATCATTAAGTAAAATCGCGCAACTTACGCGCAACAATCGCGCAACACTACGTGCAACAAATGGCTACTACGGAGGGAAAAGTGAACCAAAAAACTGGAAATCACACGGTAAACGGGCGAGAACGCGATCCGCGAGAGGGTTACTGGCACGGGTCCGCGACATCCCGTGGACAGGAAAGGTTTCGCGGGCTCCCTCTGAAAGAGCTTCTCGACTACGCCGCCGCAGTGAAGGCTCACGAGAGGGTTCGTCAGCCCTCGAAGGCAGAAGCTCAAGACGGCCGCTGGCAGGTTGGACAGGAACAAGAGACGGTAGCTCTCAAAGCGCTCCGTGCCGCCGTGCTGAAGATGCCGTGACGTCGGCGCGGGTTCGTGATACGTACGAGGCGTGCCCGCGCCCCTCAAAGACAACCGTCTCGTCGACATGCACCCGATCGTCGTCAAGTTCCGACGGACCGATCTGCAACGCGTCCGTGCCGCGGCCGCGCACGCCGACGAGATCGTGACGCTCTGGATCCGCGAGACGATCCTCCTCCGGCTCTCGCGGGTGAAGGCCAACCTTCCGGTGAGTCGGCTCTCGTACGAACCCCTCCTCGGTCGCGACGAGCCGATCTCGATTCGCTTTCGACCCTTGCAGTGGCGAAGGATCGAAGCCGCCGCGAGACGGGAAAAGACCGAATCGCTACGCGAGACCTCGACGTGGATTCGCGCGGTCGTGCTCGCGCGGACGAAGGAAGTGCTTCGAGCCGAGGCGTCGTGAAGTCGTCTGGCGAGCTACGCGTTTTAACGAACGGTGTCGTCTGGTCCGTTTGGCGGCGACACCATGCGTTTCCGGATCTTGAAGCGGCAGGGCTTGTGCCGCTGGAGATGGAGCCGTTGGCTGTCTGCACTACGGAAACAGCAGCCATCGCTGCGCTTCGCCTTCTTGACGGTGAGGCGTCCTGAGGCCGTGACCCTCGCCTACGCGATCCTCATCTGTCGACGATGCAAGCGCCGCCGCGTCGTGTATCCTCACCGATCGCTCATGACCGCTACGGCAATTCAGGAGTGGCTCTTGAGCCAGCAAGGGTGCATTTGCGGACATCGGAAGCACACCGTGGAGATCTTCTTCAAGAAGCCTAAGGTCGCGCAGGCATGACCGAAGCCCAACGCCAGCCGATTGCATCGAGCGCCACATGAGCGAAGCTCAACGTCAACGGACCGTCGAGCTCATCGAGCGTCTTCGGAAAGATCCGAACGTCTCGCCCGTGCTCTGGGAGCTCCTCGAGATCCTGGTGCAGCGACTTGAGCGCGCGGAGCAAAGGCGGTACGTGAGCTCGGGGAGCTTTTCGGCGACGAAGGTCGGGCGTATCTTGGAAGAGGGTCGAAATCTGGCGGGTGCCGATTCGGAGGATGACGATGAGAAGTGATCTCTGGAGAGCGGTAGTTTTGATCTGGGGTGGTGGGATTCTTTTTGGCGTGGGTGCTACCGGGGCCTGCACGAAGGCCGAAGAGACCGGCATCCTGAAAATCGTCACGCAGACCGGAGCGTGCGTCGCGCCGATCGTCGTCCAGGGGATCCTCGCGGGCGAGCCCGCCGGGCAGATCGCCGATTCGGCGCTTGCGTGCGCGGGGGCGGACATCGAAAGCGTCATCGCGTTCGTCGAGTCGCTCATGAGCTCCGATGCGGGGGTTGGCGACTCCGGACTCGCGCTCTCTCCCGTGGCGGAAGAGCGTCTTGGCGCCCTCCACGCCGAGCTCCTGAACCGACGCGCCGACCGCGCAACGCACGGGGTCGCCCCGCGCCGCTAAGGGGTCTGGCAACGATTCTCAGGACCTGATAGGGGTAGGACATGGTGAAACCGTCTAGGGGCCGATACGTGCGAGCAAACGCCCTTACGACGTTTACTAACGAGCAGGCGACTTACCTCGCCGTGGGCGGTACCGGTCTTCTCGTCCTCTTCGGGTGGATGATGTATCAGGCCGGGAAAATGTCGCAACAGATCGAGGATTTGCAGGCTGGGCCCGTGGGAGGATAACCGATGTCATCCGAGAAATTCTCCAGAATTCAAGAGCTTGGAGCAACGAGGAAGATGGCCGAAGAAGCGCTTGCGAGGCTGTTTCTTGTGAACGGGAGCTTGGGGGCTCTCCAGTCTTCGATCGTCTTCCAGCCGGGAGGAACTCCGGGCGGAAATGTCTACGCGACGGCGGCCGGGGTAGCTACTGCGCTCGCGGGGGTCAACGGTGCAGCGATCGTATACGTCGACAACACCTTCGCGCCATGTGTGATTCCGCCCGGAGTCATTTGGAATTTCGAGGGGTACGGGCAGATTTGGGGCATTCAGGGAGTCCCTCCGACGCTTACGATCAACGACACGGCCCAGATACAAGGCCTCGCCGCCGCAGAGAATGTGGTCCTCGTTGCGGAGAGTCAGACCGTTCCTTCGTTCAGTTTCAATTACTCAAAAATTCCGTATCTTTGGCTGAAACGCACGGCGACGCTCAAGACGGATGCGACAGCGACCATCGCTCCGATTCAGATCCCCGCCTTTCCGGGGACATTCGGGCTCGGGCTCGCGGAGGGGTCGACATTCGTAAACGCGACGCCCGCCGTTCCTTTGGTGACCGTCGGAACCGGGGGACGGATGATTTTCTTCGTGTTTCAGTCTCTATCGATTGCAGGAACGTCTACGGCCGTGTCGGGAGGTGCAGGCACCCTCGAGTGGGTCGGAGACGCGACGGCGTTCCCTCCGCCGACGTTCCCGGACTTCACCGGAACGTTCCTCGTCGTTGCTCCTCTCGAGTCGGCGCCGGGCGTGCGCTACGCGCCGGGGAATTCGGCGAACTGGGTCGCGCCGGCCCCGACGACGGTACAGGTGGCTCTCGATCGCATCGCGAACAATACGGGGAATGTTCACCCCATCCCCTAACGTCTAAGTAGCAAGAAGAGCCCCAGAGCTCCCACTCCCGCGAGGATGGGACCGTAGACTAGGTCTCCTTCCTCGGCTGTGATCGTCAGGCCGAGGGCGACAGCGGTCGCGCTGCCGACGAGGGCGACGGACTCCTCGTTGACTCCCTCACCTTTGGACCACTCGTAGGCTCCCGCGACCGCAGCGGCACCGAGCGCGGGGAGGATGATCGCGGGAGAACTCATCCCGTAACGCCGGGAGCTATACGGACGGCGCGGCGACCGGAATCGGCGAGATTGCGGGCGCGGTTACGCTCGAAGGTGTCGCGATGCTCGGCGCGACGGCTTGCGCGGCGGACGCGCCGCACGCGGCGATCGTGCTCGACGCCCAGACGCCTCCCGCGAAGCTCGCGAGGAGCCCGACGCCGGCCGCGATGGCAAAGTCTTCTCGGTACTGGTCCGAGAAGATAGCGCCAACGACGCCCACCAGCGTGGCGAGACCCCCTCCGCCGATCAAGACGGCCTGGGGGATACTCTGCGCGATCATCGACGTGCAGGAGGGGAGCTGTACGGGCGTGGCCTGGACGACAGACTGCCCTACGCCACGAACTTTTAGGTACCTTCGCATTTCTCGTCGTCCTTTCAGGAGTTGTCACCCGTCACGATGTTCGCGGGACCGAGATCCCCGGACCCTCCGGGAAACGTAGCGACTCCCCCGCCTCCCGAGTAGGCCGCGCCGCCTCCGGAGGTCCCGGCGTACCCTGAGGCCGTTCCGGTACTCGAAGGACCCCCCGAGGGGGACGCACCTCCGCCTGAGGATCCGCCTCCGCCTCCCGAGGTCGCTGCGCTCGCCGTTCCTCCTGAGAGGAGGTAGACGGCAACACCTACAGCGGCGAAGGCTGCGGCTCCCAAGCCGACTTTTTCAGCGGTCGTCATCTTCTTGGCCATGAAGTCATCCTATCACAGGTTGTCCCACAAATTTTGAAGGCCTTGGGCGAGGTTCGTGATCGGACTCGCTTGTTGCTGCGCTGATTGGATCTGTTGCTGAATGGCGGTTCCCGTTTGCTGAACCTGCTCGAGTTGACCTTGCACTCCGCTCGCGGCCTCGGTGGCTTGCTCTGCGGCGCTTCCAGCGGCCTCGGAGGCATTCTCTGCAGCTTCTTGCGCTTGGTCCGCTGCCTCGTTGACGTAATAGATTGCGATCCCGAGCGCGAGGACGACCGCCGCGGCTCCGCCGACGATGACGTACTCCTCTGTCGTGAGGGGATTTTTGTGATGGTAGAGTCGGTGTCGGCGCCACTGTCCGATCATCGCGAGCTCGGCGGATTCCTTGAAGCGGAAGAGAGCGCTTCGTCGTCCCGAGGGACGAACGTACCGATAGCCCTTCCCGGCCCGGCCACCCGTCCCTCGGCCACCCGTCCCTTTTTCCACGTACCAGCCGTCGTGTCGCGCCCTCCGGACGGCTTCCTTATGGTTGATGGGGTGTCGCATCAAGTCCCCGGCACGAATGGAGGAACCCCCGTGTCATCGATCACTCCCGGCGTCGGAGGGAGCGTTGCAGGCTGAGGCGGGTAACCACCTTGGGAGGACGAGGAAGCCTTGCTCAGAAAGAAGAACGCCGTCCCAAGGAGCGCGACAGCGACGACGCCTCCCATGACGAGCTCCGGAGCGGTGAGCTTATCCATTTAGAATCCTGCCGTTCCGCCCATATCTACGGTCTGCGCTGGCGCTGAGCTGCTTGCGGAGGAAGCGGACGGCAAGGTCTGGTTGCTTCCCGCGGGACCGAGCGTCGTGCTCTGCGGTTGGCTCGTCGCGGTGCTCGTGCCCTGCGACTGCGTGTAGAGCCAGTACCCGAGGCCTGCGAGAATCGCGAGGCCACCGACGATGACGACAGTTTTTTCGGTGGAGGAGGGGTGTGCGGGATTTGGTTTCGTTCGACGACCCAAGGTGCCTCCGACGCGCAATAGAGAAAAATTGGCTCGATACCAGGAAGTCTCGCCGTTAGGAAAAGCTACGCGAACTTTGGGTCCAGCCTGATGGGGTCCCCCTTGGGGCCCTTGAACTTCGACAATGTAGCCTCTCGCGCCCGCATGAGCCCCTTCAACGACGCGGACTTTTTGACCCACTCGCCAGCGGTAAGATTGTTGCCACCTTCGCCATTCAGATTTGGATGCCACGAAAGCGAGCCTACCTCTTGACTTCTTTCGAATCAAGCATCGTGGCCCTACGCGGGAAGACTGGCCTCAAGGCCTCGGCCCGTCGTAGGGTCGCGCCCCATGACTACCGCCTATCTATTGCGTTTCGCCGTAGCGCTTTGCGCCATTTTTTGGCGCGTTCGCCCAACTCCAGGAGGACATCGGGAGGCCGAGATGCGTTCGATCGCGCGAGAGATCCTCGATACAGATTGTTCTCCCCTCGAGTGCGTGACTCTCATGGGAATTCCTGCACTCGAGTCAGGATGGGAACGAACTGCGGTAGGAAAGGCTGGAGAACGCGGCGCGTGGCAGATCATGCCGCCCGCAGCCTCGTACGGAGCTCGAGAGGCTCTGAGACGCATGCGAGAGCAAGGGATGCTTGGCTACGTTGGATGTGTTCGGCACACCGAGGCCTGTGATCAGCTTATCCTCAACCGGACGCTCTTGCCCGCGATCTACCTATCGGCTTTTCCTGTCGAGGACAATCACGGGGCTGAGATCGCCTCCACTCCCTAAGGCTAACGAAGAGAGGGTGTCGTGGGAGGTTCGGAGGGTGGAGCCGCGGTCACCCCTCGTCGGCTCGTGCGACTCGACGGGTGCGCCTTTCGCTTTTTTGCGCTTTCGTGGATGTTTCCGATGGCCGTGACCTGTTGCGCTCCGTTTTCATCGACGGTTCGCGTGATCTGGTAGTCCGCTCCGTTGTCGGGAGCGGTCGTCATCGGAGCCGTAGCGTTGCCCTGAAACGAAAACGGAGACGTTCCACCTGGGTCGAAGAAGGCAGGGAGGAGGTAGTCGGAGATGCTCACGCCGGCTCCAGGCTGACCTGCGGGAATGTCGGGGGTGTAGCAGAACCCTTCAACCGCGTCGCAGAGCTCGAGGGCGTACTCCGTACCGTTGCCGTTGTCGCTCCAACGGTTGGCTCCGGGATCTCCGGCTGTCTCGAAGATTTCGTGAGAGACGACGACCGAGAGCGCAAAGGCTCCCGACGTTAAGGAGGGGAGACCATCGCGGAAGACCTGGACGGAGCCGTCGTCATGAAATCCGGCGGCTCCCTGTACGGTGGAGTCGGCTTGGATCTGCACGGCAACCTCGTCCGCACCGATGGTCGGGTCACCTGCGCGGCATCGAAACGACCCTCCCCAGTGTCCTTGGAAGGAGTGCGTGAGCACGTGGTCGACGGCCGCAGCGATTTGCGTGAGGACGTCGGGCGTGACGTCCGCTCCGGCGTTTTGGTTGACGAGGACGAAGGTGTGGAAGGTTTTCATGAAGACTCCTGAGTGGTTTTCTTTTTCATCCCCAGCGTCCCCGGTGTCGCGAGGAGGGAGCTCCCGATGAGGACCTTAACCGCGTCGGAGATGGCCTGCTGGAGACTCTTCGAGCTCCCGAGGTCCCCGAAGAAGACGCCCGCGAAGGCGAGGACGATCGGCACGTAGGGAACGAGGGCCTTCGGGACCTTCGCGTCGATGGCGTCGATCTTCGTCCGTGCGAAGGCGACGAGCGCGGCGACGACGAGGCAAACAGCGGCAACGTAAAGGTGAGCCGCGATGTCAGACCAGAGGAGGGTGAGGTTCAGCATGCCCTACGGTATCATGTCGCCTCGATGGAAGACGAGCGCACCAAGACCCGACGCGAATCGCAAGAGCTCCTCGACGCTCTTCGCGGCGACCCGTCGGTGAGCCCGCGAGCGTGGGAGCTCTTCGAGAACATCCTCGCGCGGCTTCTTCGCTTGGAGACAGGGTCCTTCGGTCCTGAGGAGACCCCGACGAAACCAGCGAGGCGGCTTACCGAGGCGCCCGGCAGGGAGGACCCTTCCGAGCGTGCGGATCCGGATCGGGAACCCACGTAGGCTCAGAGATCTTCTTTCGAAGCATTCTCTCGACGCTCGCCCTAGTCTTTGCGAGCCCGCGGGCGATGCCGAGTGCCTGAGCCTCTTTGGGAGGAACGACCTGCTCTTTGAAGGACAGGGCCGGGAAGAACCCTCCCCCGGGCTTAGGGCAGCGCAAGGTCTTGGCTAGGTGCTGGTCAAGGTGTTTTCCGCAGTGTCGGCAGAATTCGATCATGTTGGCAGCGATGGTGAAGGAATTGCTCGGGGTGGTATGTAAGGCTTGAAATGGGTCGTCGTATGGGCCAGGTAAGGCTGGATCCGGTGCTGGCGAGGCAAGTCGATAAGGATCGGAATGGATTGGATTGTCGAAACGGTTTGTCGTGAAAAGGTCAGGTAAGTCGAACAGGGTGGCGTGGCTGGGACTGTCGTAATGGGATGGGTCGGGTCGGAACGTCGAGGTCGGGTCGGAACGTCGAGACGGACCGGACCGTCTTACCGGGTCGCTTGCCAAGCAAAGTACCCTACGAATCCTAGGGCGAGACCTCCGACGATCATCGTCGGAGTCGTAGGAAAGCAGCCTCCCGCGAGGCAAATCTGTTGCTCGAGGTACGAGAAGAGGTCGGGGTTGTTCGTTTCGGCATTCTCGATCACCTGTTGCAGGTCCCCTTTCGTGATGGTCCCGGAACCCGTGACGTCGAGCGAAGCGTTTGCGGAGTAGTACGCGTCGCCTTGCTGCGAGATGACGTACGAGCTCGGAGAGTTTGGAACGAATGTCGCCGGTAAGAAATTCAACCAGTAGAGGTCCGCGGCCGAGATCGAAGAGATACTGTACTTGTCGAGCCACTGTTGCCAATACGCGAAGACGTAGGGCAGTTGCTCGGAAACGGTTAGTTGTGTGTATTGATCGACGGTGTAGTCGCTCGAGAAGATGCTGTAAGACGCTTGGCAAATCTGATTAAGCCCGACGCAGCCGATCGAATTCTTCGCTCCCGGGTTAAATCCTGATTCGTTAATCAGAAGCCCGGCGACGTCGAGCGGGTAGGCTCCTATGGCTTCGCACCCGGCGACGAAGACGGAGGCCCACCCTGTGTCGAAATACGAAGGAACCGAAGATTGTCCGAAGCCCGCGAGACGACCTGCTCGCGAGAGCGGGATGTAACCGTACCGGGTAAGAGCGTAGGCAGGAAAAGGCTTGGCTCGAAGCGATCTTGACCCGGCATGTCGCATAGACCTGGCTTGGAGGGGCACGGTACGTCGCATGGGAGCGAGCAGGGACGGAACGGCACGTCGCATGGGTCGGGAGAGTATCACGAAGCGAGGATGTGAAGCGGATCGGCATGTCATACGGGAGGGCGGGCTTGTCGGCTGGGCTGGGTCGGGCATGGCATGTCGTTAAGGAAAGGCTCGGCTTGGCATGTCGCGACGGGAGTGACGCGTTGGTGAAGCGGCTCGTCGAAATGGGGTGACGCGATACAGCTCGTCGAAGAGAGAATCGGTCGGGAACGTCGAAAAGGAAAGGCAGGAGGAGACGCGACCCGGAACGATAGGTCGAGCCGGTTTGAGATGATGCGGGATGGTGCGTCGACTAGGAGCGGTCAGACCTGGCATGTCGAGCCGGTTTGAGATGATGCGGGATGGTGCGTCGAAAAGAGTCGGCGTGGGATGGTGCGTCGAAAAGAGTCGGCGTGGGATGGTGCGTCGAGAAGAGCACGACGTGGGATGGTGCGTCGAGAAGAGCGCGACGTGGCAGGGAACGGAGCGTCGAGAAGAGCGCGACGTGGCAGGGAACGGAATGTCGCGAAGGGCAGGTCGAGTGTCTTGGAAGGAGCCGGATCGGCGAGTCGAAATGGCGAGGCTAGAGGCGATGAAGTGTGGAGCGTCGCTAAGGGCAGGTGCGATGAGGTCAGGTCCGTCGATTAGGACGGCAAGACGGGGTTGGGTAGGGCATGTCGCGAAGCGCAGGTTAGGTCTGGTCAGGGCTGGGGTGTCGAAAAAGATGCGGGATGGCGAGTCGACTAGGAGGGGTCAGACACGGCTCGTCGGGATGGCGGGGCCAGGACCGTCACGAAGAAGCGGGGCGAGGACTACAGGGCTTGAAACTCCAAGACGTCGAACTTTCCCTGTCCTTGCGACCTGTCGGCGCCGAGGCCATTCTCTTGCGAGAAGGTCAGCATCTTGACCATGTCCTCTTCGCCCACGTGCCTCTTCTCCTGGCCCGAGGTCGTGAGAACCCACACGACGAAGGAGATCGTCGGCTTTTCGAGGTAGTCCACCCTCTTGAGAGCCGTTCGCGGCCCTTGCGGAGTTTGCACGTGAATCGGTCCTTCGGAGAAGGCCGTGGGCTCCTTCGATCCCAGGTAGATTCTGTCGGCCGGGCGAGACTTCTCTGTGCTCTTGACTTCGAAGGCGTGCTGGAAAATCTGCTTCGAGCCGCGCTTCTGCGTCGTGACGAGGAGCATGGTTGCAGCCTCTTTGAACATGGCCTTGATCTGTCGAGCCCAGAGAAAGAGTCCGGCGTTGTCGCCCGGGAAGCCAATCCACGACTTCTCTTCGGTCGGTGTCAGCAAGGCCTCTCGCGCCTCTTTCTCCTGTTTCGTGGTCGTCTCGTCGTCGTGCTCGGTCGTCGCGGCAATCCAACCCCGAAGGAGTTCGGGATTCTTGGGCGTGCCGCCGCAGACCCTGTCACGGAAACGCAATTTGACGGCGTACTTGTCGTAGAGTTTCGAGGCGTCGAATCGATTTTCGGTCTTACTCATGATGATCTCCTGGTAGAAGCCCGGTTTTTGGTGGGCTGGTCAGGTAGGGTATGGGTCGTCGTGATGGTTCGGTAGGGACTGGGTCGGTAGGGAGTGGAATGTCGTTTGGGGGTGAGCATGGTTGCACGGACGTGGAGAGTCGTCTGGGAGCGAACCGGCCCGGCGTGGCATGTCGCGAAGTAACGTCAAAGCGATTTGCGTAGTCGTTCGATCTCCTTTCTCTGTTCGTTTACGATCCCCGTAAGTTCTTCCACGATCTTCTCGAGGTCTCGCACTCGACGGTCTCCGGCTGCTTCCCCACGCAGGCGTCGCACCGTCCGTACCGACTCGAGCGATGTCTCGCGCAAGGCGGCGTAACCCTCTTCGATCAACGGTAAGAGAATCGCTATAGGACCTTCGTGCAAAGCGCCGCAGCCGGGGCAGGCGTACTCCCGCCTGAGCTGAGGAATAGCCTCGTCGGCGAGGGAGATGCGAAAGGCTCGGACCTCGGCGCGGGTGGAGGGAGTGCCTAGGGAGATCCATTCGGTCATACGTCGACCGGGTCGTAAGTCGCCGCAAAGACGTCTGGCTTACACGGGTACTTCTCGCCTTTGACGCCGGTGATGATCCAGTCTTGGTCAGAAACCCTCAAGTATCCTTCTAGTGTACGAACGGCATAATAAGGCTCCTCACGTCCAGAGGGATTAGGATCATGAAGCACAACCCCTCCTATTTCTCTCATGCTTGAATTCCATTGAAATGCTTCGATAACAATTGGTTTTTTTCTAAACTTCGCCATTTTCAACTTCCTCGTGTGTCAACCGGATAAGCGTTGTCGAAGCTATCCCATTGAGAACAATGTCCTCCAGTATTGGTTGTCTCTTGATGCATGTCGGATCTGGTATTTGTACACTTGGATGGATTCCATCGATACAGTAGTGTCCTTTTCCCGATGATTCCCGGTAGATCTTCACCATCCCAAAACCGACAGGTTCTACACTTCCCCCACCAATCTTCGTGCAGACGTCTAGATTCATCGGAACCTAATTTGATGGAGGATTTCATTCTCGCCTCCGAAATACCCGACCCAAGCGCTCCGACTTCGCCCTTCGAGCTGCGGACTGTTGGCGTGCGGCGAGGTCGCCCAGGATGAATCCGAGGACGAAGCATACGGTGTAGCCAGCGACGTCGAGGAGGGTCACCTTTGTGCTCCTTTGGTTTGTCCGCGGCCCCACGTGACGGTTTGTCCGCGGCCCCACGTGACGGTGATTTCTGCTTCGTGTCTTCCCGGATGGTTTACCGGTAGCACGCATTGAATATGCATTCGGCTCATAGAACGGCATCGGCGCTTTTTGGGTTGCTTCTGCTCTCGGCGCCTAGCGACGCTACAGTAATAGGGACTACAAGCTGGGCATCCGTTTGGATTCCACGGTTCGTGCTTCACCACGGCTCCGGACTCTCCGGATCGAAGCCGGCTTTGCGGCAGATATCGACGGTCTGCAGCCCAACTCTAGCTAGCGCGTAGAAGTCTGCAGGGTGAAGGGCGCCCCACGTCTCTGTCGCGATTACCTTCAAGGCGCTCGAGAGCGTGCGCCGTTCTTCGAGGAGTTCCGTGCAACGCCGCTGCGTGGCCGTAAGGTTGTCGAGGACGGTCTTGAGCTCTCGGGAGAGGATGCGGTTCTTGTCCTCTTCTCGGGAAAGCCTGTCGTGCTCGCTCATGCTTTCCACACGACTTTCCCGGTATGATATTCCGTGAATTTCTTGCCCTTGTTCTCGATAAGGTTTTCGTAGATGGCGCGGAGCCTACCTTCGTTGTTTTGTTCGTAACCGTAAAATTGATGCTCAAACGCCCCTTCCATGGAACGCAAAAGGGGGATCGGAAATACAGACATAGTCTGATTCGACATGGCGTTCTCGTTATCCCAAAAAGCTATATACGTGTCTGACGCAGGCACGTTATTGAGTCGAATGGTCGCGGCAACCATTCCGGCGCCGATGGCGCATACTCGGCAAGCCGGTATACGTGGAAGTTTCAGGTATTCGCTCAAATCTTTGAACTTGGAGAGTCGATCATCATCGTAGAGGTCTACGTAATAACCTTTAATGGGAGAGATGCGCTTCAAGTCGAGGAGACCTAAGACGTCTTGAGCGACCATGACGATCTTCTTGGCCGGACTGGCATTCTTGAACGTTTTGTTGCTGCGCTCGATGCGCGCGACGAGTTTCTGAAATTTGTTCATCTCCTCACCTGTAACGATCTCAAGGTCTTAATCTGCTCTTCCCAGTCATGCCGTGCCCTGGCGAGGCGGTTCTTAAGATCCTGGCTCTCGTCTACCCAGCGGTACAGCGTCGACTTTCCGATTCGGAGGATGCGCGCTGTCTGTAAGGCGTCGCAGCCGCTTTCCCGGTAAGCCCGAACGATGGTTCGTTTCGCCTCCTCGGGCGACTCGTACCAGAGCGCGGCGAGGGTCTTATTTTTGGTGGCTGGCATGCTTGCCTAGTTCGGAAAGGAACACCATCAGGTCTTGTATTTCTTCGAGAGACATTTTCAGAACACCGGTCAGCGATTCGCTGCCCTTCCAGTCCTGTCGCCACACCCGAATTTCGTCTTTGTAAAGCTTCGTCTCGAAGAATTCGGATTGAAACTGCGTGGCGACGGTTCTCACGTTTTACTCCGCAATCTCGCGGCCCAGGTCTCGAGGATGTCCGCCGCGGCGAAGAGGAGGGGTTTGAGGTCGTTCCGGTAAGATTCTCCAGCCGATTGGGTGCGCGGCGGATTCTGGTTTACGTACAATTTTGGAGGAGATTGATTCGTCGCAGCGAAACAGGGTTCGTGAGCCTTCTTGCCGTCGCTTCGGATAACCACCAATCCTCCAGGCTCGATGGGAGTGTTGCAGAGTACGCATACGGTAGTTTCGAGGGTTTTTCCGTACATTTTCCAGTCCGCGTTTTTGGCGGTTTCATCTACTTGTTCAGATCCGGCGGACGGGACTGGTTTTTCTTCGAACGCTCCATATTCCGGCTTTTCTTCGCTCGTCCACACGGCCCACATGTCTCCGGCGTGGTCAATAACCGAAGCGTAGGTCTCTTTGACCTCGTAGAATCCACGGATGTACGTGTCCATTTCCTCCGGTCGGATTCCCTCCGGCCGCTTCAGGTACCGCCACGCCCTCTTCCTCGTCTGCTGTTTGATCGCACCCATGACTCCGACGGTCTTCTCGACCGGGTAGTCCACTTTCTCTGACGGGTCCGTGGGCTCCTCCGGGAAGAGCTCACCCTCCGGAACTCCGTCAGGAGGCGGCCCATCGAGGAAACGTCCCGCATGGGGCCCGAAGGGGAAGGACTCGAGTTTCTCTGTCGCCTCGCGGGTCTTGCGTACGCCTTCGCCGACGGGCTCACCATTAAAGCGTACGAGTTCTTTTTCTTGGATGGTGGTCATGTTTTCTCCTCCTCGGCGCACCGGCGAATGTCTTCGAGCGCCCTCTCCTGACTCGCGAAGAAGTGCGGAGACCGTCCCGTGGACGCCCGGTAGATCATCCGGGCGGCGGCCTTCACGCCAAACCGAGCCTCGAGTTCGTAGCCGGAGGGGCCAGCAAGATCGATCGCATGGCCCCCGCGGCAATGGGTCGTTCCGCAACCCTTCATCCCCGACGCGTTGTGCCAGTTCCCCATATCGAGGAGGCGACCGCCGTCGATGCGCTCGAGCATCTTGCCGTCGAGACCTTCCACGACCGGGACGTCGGGGTGAGTCTCGCGGTAGCGGCGCGCGCTCTCGAGGCGCGTCTCTTTGCCGACGAGGCGCTTGTAGGGCTCGGGCGGGTCCTTTTCCTCGACGCCAGACGGAACATTTCTCGCGTCTGCGAGGTTCGCGCCTGCGAGGTACGCGCCTGCGAGGTCCGCGCCTGCGAGGTACGCGCCTGCGAGGTCCGCGCGTGCGAGGTCCGCGCGTGCGAGGTTCGCGTCTGCGAGGTACGCGCCTGCGAGGTACGCGCCTGCGAGGTACGCGCCTGCGAGGTCCGCGCCTGCGAGGTCCGCGCCTGCGAGGTCCGCGCGTGCGAGGTACGCGCGTGCGTCAACCGCCTTGGCGACCGCGCCCCTCACGTCGTCCGCCTCGCCAGACCAGAGAACGGCGCCCGTGCTGCGATGCTTGATCATGTCATCCTCCCTCGGATTTCCTGCAAGATCGCGATAACGTCATCGAGGTCTTCCTTACTCCACGCAAGACAGACGGTCGGGTCGTCGTCCTCGGGGTCGTCGGGACCATTAATGGCCAAGACCTCGAAGTGCGGCGGCTCGGTCGCCACGGCGTGGAGCTCGAAGAGCACTTCTTCGTTGTCGGACTCCCAAGAGTCGATTAGCTCGGAGGCTGCTTCTGTAGCCTCGTCCTCCTGATCATTTTCAGGTTCTTCGGTGAGTCGTGCTGCGCTATCGGGGGGCTTGGTCATGGTGTTCCTTCCGCTCGGTATACGAGCATCAAACTGATCGTATGCAGTCTCGCCGACTCCTTCTCGTCGCGCTCGCGGGCGGCATCGCGAGCGAAGACGCGGGCGAGGTCACGAAAAAGGTGTTTGGAGGGGCCCGTTCGAGGTAGTCCACAGGGATAATCTCGCGTCTGAAGCGCGAGCTTCACCGGCGAAGGCGGCTTGTGAGGCCACCCTGGGATGAGATTCGGGTCGAAGATACGCCCGCCGCGATGGGGCTTGTCGAAGATCATCGCAACATATTTCCGACCTTGCGCGAAGCCTCCAGCAGGTCGTTCGGCGCTTCGGGGTCGCGGTAATGCTTCGTCCCTTTCGGCCAGCGGACGGGATGATGGTCCCAGCCGAGGAAGATGCCTTGGAAGTCCCATTTTGCGAAGGTGCCGGGTTTTACGAAGAAGAACATGTTTCTAGTGCAGCCTTTATTTGCGCGATTAGTATTTCTGCGTACTTACGTTCAAGAATGAGAAGCTTTCCCTGACCTACATATCGACCTTCGAAGAAGGATGCGTTCAGGAACAGGCTAACTTGTTCGTGGTTGCCGGCGGCTTGAATGCTACCGATGTATCGCCCGTCTTCTATCGTAGGAAGGCACATGCCAAGTTTGGGAATCATCATGGCGTCTCACACGTCACGAGCGGCGCACCGTCGATCATCTCGCATCCTCCGTAAATCTGTCCCGAGGCGCAGAGGTCCGACGGAATCGTGACGCTCGCGACGAGGCACGTGCACGTGTACGTCGACGTGCACGTACACATGTCGGGTGTCGTTGCGACCATGCTCGTACCCTCGGTCGACTCGTAGACGCAATACGTGGTCGGGGTCGTCGAGCCGATGCCACCGGGGCACACTACGGTAGCCACAGGAAAAGATGGGCAACCCGTGTCGGTGAAAGCGTCGGGGGGAACCACACGATCCGGAAGGACCATAACGTCCTCAGGGGGTGTGTGGGCATCTTCCGGCCGTGGACCGTCAGGAGCCGCATCCGGCCGTGGGTCGATGTGGTCCATATCGTGGGTGTTATGCGCGTCCGGGAGTTCGGTGCGGCGCGCGGCGTCCGGAGAGGAGTCGCCGTCGGAAAACGCGCCACCGCACGCGGCGCAGGCGAGAAGGAAGAGGTATTTTATCATTTCTTGAGATCCTCGATCGCCTTGTTGAGCATGTTGCCGAACATCGCCTTGCCGAACTCCATGCCCGGCCAGGGGCGGTGCCAGTCCTTGATGTGCTGCGCTTTGATCGCCTGGAGCGCCTCGATGATGGGGGCGTTCACCGCCTCCCTCCGGGCCTTTGCTTGGGCGATCCAGTAGCACTCCGCGCACGAGTCGCCGAGCGTCGGAAGATGCTTGGGGTTCACGGTGCAGTGGTAGGGCGGATGGTCGTTCACTTTCCGGCAGTCCGGGCAGAGCTTCTCCTCGGTGGGAGCGTCGCACCAGAGGCACTCGCTCATAACTCCCACCACGCTTTCGTTTGCTTGGCCCATTCCGCGAGAAGATCTTTCGCGGCTTCTACTTCCTGAGCTTCTGCTTTCGCTACAGCCTGTAGGACGGCGCGAGCATCGCTGGGAGGCATCGCGTTGATACTGTCCAACCACTCATCCTCGACCCCGTAGCCACACGTCGCGCCGCAGGCGCAGAGATGGGTCCCGGTCTGGAGGCACGAGGGGTACTCGTAGCATTGGTGGATGTGGTGGGTCACCATGATCCCTCCAAACTTTGGAGCCACGCTTCTGCCGCATCGCCCGCGGCACGCTTCGCTGCGTACCAGGCTCGACTAAGAGCCTTGCTGTCGGGATTGTCCGGATCGACTTGATACGAGGATCGGAGGGCTTCGAGAAGTTCTAGGGCTTCGAGAAGCTCTTGTCGCCTTAGCGTTTGCTGACCGGGACTCATGGGAGAGCTCCTTTCGTAGTACCGCCACCTAGCGCGGAACCGACGTGGATGTTCCGTCCCGCTCTCTGCCCTTCGGAGTAGGCGTCGTAGCGACTCGGGCCCGCGTAGTGACCTCCGCCGCGTCGACGTTTCTCGCGTTCAGCGACGTCGGGGTAGAGACGGTGAAGCTCCGCTTTCGCGTCGTCCTTTCGCCGATCGTAGATCGCGAGCGCGGCCGAGACTTCGGGTTTGATCGCAGATACGACCTTGACTTGCGCCCGCTGGGCTTCTTTGCTCTCGGTCAACTTCGACATCACCCCGTTAACCGCGCCGCGCTTGAAGGAATCGAGGAAGGCCTTTCCTTGACCTTTGTTGAGTTGCGCTAGACGTTCGATCTCGACCGTGAGCCAGCCGAGCATGTAGCGAACGCTCGCGACGTCGGATGGACGACCGACGACCTTGTAGACGTAACCGCCCTGGCCCAAAGACCACGTTAGGAATCCGGCGCACGAGTAGTGCCGCACGAGCCCTGAGGTTAGAATCTTCCGCCACGTAGGGAGGCGATGCCACGACGTAAGAGGAGATGTATCCTCAGCGGGTTTTTCAGCCGGTTCGGTTCCATCGGCTTCGAATTGAGCTTGCTGTAGGCCATGCTCCTGGATCAGTCGATCGGCCGCAGCGGCTGCCGCGGCGGCTTCATGAATGTTGCTCGATCGAGAGAGCCGGAGGAGCTTCTGCACCTTATCGATGATATTGGTCATGGCGCCCTCCCAGCCAATTCCAGCATGATGGATAATTTTGCTTGAAGCGCTCCGATGGTTCGATCAGCAGAGTAGCCTCTGCTGTTTGCAGAGCTTACGCGGTACGGGAATTTTGAGGATGGAGCAACAATCGTTTCTTCGCCAATACGATTCAGGATCAGCAATATCTCGTCTTTGGTGAGCATGGCGTGTCTCCCTGCAAAAAGAGAAGAGTTCAGGCAGGACTAGCCTTTCGCGTTCTTTGATCCCACGTGCTTGCGCTTCCGGTAGCTACTCGGTTGCTTGGGCCCGCTTGAGCCTGAACCCTCCTCAGTCGACGCGCGAGCGGCAGGGGACGAGCGCTCGTGCGTCGACGGAGAGGGGTGCCAGCGCGACGAGACTTCATGTCTGCTCAAAGAATCGATTTAGGTGACACGCGTCAGCCATAAAAGGATCCGTCATGCGTTGTTTCCCGCGACCGATACAACCCGGTGGGTAAAGTCGAAGGCGTCTACCGTAGATCACGTAGACGTTTTCGCTTGGATAGGCGGTAAGACGCGGGCGAAAAGGTACAGCGGTTATGTCGAGCGGCGCGCGGTAGTACAGGGTCTGTCCTGCTCTCGCCGCTCGGATAACATCGGACCACGAAGCGAAGGCTCTCATGCCGACCCCTCGCGGCGCTCTTTTTCGAGCTCATCTCTCCACAGTTCTAGTCCCTTCTCGAGAGTAACTTTTCGCAGACGTTCGCCGTCCCACCACGCTATGACGTCACCCTTCTGAATGTGCGTGGAGAACGTCGAAGGTCGAAAGTTACCTGGCGTGTAGACCGGACGAACGATGATTGTGTGTAGTTCCGACAGAACGAAGAGAAAAGGCCCCTTCCACTCTTCGCAGAATCGTCTGTCTACGACAAGCAAGTCACTTTGGAAGCTCGTGAGTAGGTTTGGGTGTGCATCAGCAAGTCGGCAGAGGGCACACCATGCTTCTGCCTTAGGCATGTTCTCTCCAGCAACTATGGCTTGGTATGTTTCGACACACGAGCAAACGCGTTTTTCGTCAAGGTGATGATTGCAGGACATGGTTCTCACGCTGACCTCCTTGCTAGCGCTTCTCGCCCTTTCTCGGTGATCCGGTACTCCGGGATCCACCGAACATGTCTTCGTGGCCGATCCACGGTCACATTGAATCCTCCACAACGCTCGATGAAGCCCTTGGTTTCGAGGTTTGCGGCTGTTTTGGCGGCTGCCCAAGAAGCCTTACGTGCAAAGACCTTGAGATCTCTTGTTTGGGCCGTTGTCAGTGTGCTCACGCTGACCTCGCTTCCGCATGCGCTTCCTGATCCGTCTTCCCCTCCGCTCGCAGCCGCGCGTAGTCGCGTTGCCACCGAATCCAGTCGAGTAGCTCTTTCTGGACCTTGATCGGGAGCCCGAGCAGGAACGTCGTGTCGTTCACCTCAGGGGACCATAGGTTCTGAGCGAGATGATGGAGCGCGTGGTCCTCGGCGTCTTCGCGCTCGCCGCGAACGGTTTGAAAAAGACCTACGCTGCTAGAGCCCGCGGCCCCACCGAACCAATAGCCCCATCCGTCGAGCATTGGGGCAACAATGACCACATGGCCTTTCCAGCGGAGGACGCGAGGCCCGCGGTCAAGCCGCACAAGAGCCGCTAGGACCTCTTCGCTGCACTTCGTAGCGGCGAGCGAAGGCGTGGGGCCTTCGATTGCGATGGGTCCTATGGTCGCGACGTGGCCCTTGACGCGTCCGCGGGGGTCCTTGTGCTTGGTGAGTGTGGGTTTCATGCGCCGTCCTCCCGTTCGGGTTGGTGTGCTTGGCCTTCCGTATGGGCCCATCGTGGACGGTAGGTCGCTTCGACCCGGTAGAAGCACTGACTCTCATGGTCAGCTTGCCACGTGTCGATGCAAACGAAGCACGAGGCCCATTCGGCGAAGAGGGCTCGCGCGGCGTGCATGGCGTCTTCGGCCGTCTTGTGGACCTCCTCAAGGGTCGGCTTGCGGCTTGCGTGAACCTCCCACACTTCGAAACGGCCGGGCGAAGATTCGGGGCGGAGGAGAATGGGGTTTTTCATGCTGGCACCCACGATCGGAATTCGTGCCGTGCCTTCTCCCCCTTCGGACCCTTCCACGCGGAAGGTTCGAAGCCTCCGTTACGAAGCCAGCGGGCGAGGTCACGCCATGCTTTGGAGGCTTCGTCGTTATCGCCGTCAGCCACGGCGAAGGCCCATCGTTCGAGACATGCGTCCGGATCCATCGTCTCCCTGCCTTTCCCCTCCCTAGTCGCGGCTCGCTTCGTGTCGAGCCGCGACTAGG